ACCTTCAATATTTAGGTAATACACATCTCTTGTGTCTTTAAGATCTCCCTTATATTCTGGACGTTGTGCTGTTGCAGCAAAGTCTAATGATGTTGTTGTTTTTCCACATTTAGGCTGTCCAGTTAATACAACAAAACTACCTTCTGGAATTCCACCATTTAAAATAATGTCTAGAGATGGACTAACTGGGATAACAACACTTTTCTTGTCTACAATAGCATTTCCAGTTAAGATAATATCATCGCCAAAGCTTTTAACAACGTCCTCTTTTAAACTCATTCTAGTTCCTTTAGTTTAGATAATATGGATTTTTTATTTGACGAATTGTTTAGAAATTTCTTATCTTCAGATCTATCAAACTCTACAGATACGTTTTGATTTTGATTTTCTAAAATCTCAGTTTGGTTATCTATGATAGCTATAAGGTGCGGTGCTCGCAAAGAGAAGATTCTTTCAGCTTCTTTAGTCTTCAAAGCTTTAATTATAGCAATTTCTGGATATTTTTTTATTAACTTATTAGCTGTTGCAATCTGATCTCTATAAAATTTTGACCAAGTAGGATTGGTCCAGAATCTATAGTGTAAATCTTTCTTGTCTATCCTAGCCTTATTCTCACAAATAATTTCCGTTATATATTGAGCCGCCGATACTTCCTTACCATTCGAATATTTTGATGGATATTTCATTTCTTCTTCATTTGAAAGATAGAATTCTTTGTTGTCCTAGATATTGGTTGTTGTATAGTCTTTTTAAAAGCATCATTTACTTCAGACGCTGATTTAGTCATTATTGATACGTTTTTGGTTCCCTTGCCACTTGTCTCCATTATCATTAAATCTTTACTATTTGTTCTTGATGAGGTAGTTCTTATATTATTTTGCTTATCTTTTACTGGCTTGGGCATATGCTTCTTAACTTCTGCTAATTTTATACCAAGCTCTTTAGCAATTTCTTTTTGCTCAATTCCTTGATTTACTAAATATAAGATTGCATATTTTGTAGTATTATTATTCATGTTAATTCCCTTTCGGCATTGTTTAGCCATGCTAGATTTTTTGTTCTTAAAAAGTTTAAATACATATTGAATACTTTACTATTTACTTTAGTAAAATTATATTCTTGTTTACCGACTTTAGATAGGAATTTATTTGATTTTCCTTCTGAGTATAAGCCCATTGGATTATATACTTTTCCATGCAAGCCTATTTTTAAATAGTATTGCTCAGTGTCTGTTCCTTTGATATATGCTAAGCATTTTTTTTCATCATCGGTTAGTGGATTTCCTGCCATATCAATATCATCATGCTGGCCAAAAAGGGTATATCTTGTATAAGTACTTTTGGCTTCTTGTTTATCTGGATTTATTTTGAATACATCATTTTCCATTTAGTTTTCTCCTTTTTTTACCTTGAGTTCCGGGCCACTTTATCTTTTCTTTTTTATTTACTCTGCTCATACCAGATGGTAGATCTTTAAGCTCTTTAGTATCGTACTTATATTCATTATGTTTCATATTTAAAGCAGCTAATTGATCTTCACTCATTCTGTCTCTATTTCTGTTTGCTAAATCTCCAACTGTTTTTAGTTCAGTATCGCATTTCCTAACAGATGCACTTTGTGTTGCAACATCCGCAATATATCGTCTAGTGGTTTGATCTGATCCACAACTATCACAATTTGGAGTAGAATTATAGTCTTTTATATAAAAGAATAATTCAAAATCATGATTACATTTGGTACAATTATAAGAATATGTCGGCATGTTAAAAATAGGACTCTGGTAAGTAAATTTTCCACTCTACTGGTATGTCCTTTATCTTAACTAAGTGGGATGCTATAGGCAAGTACTTCATATTTTTTTGAGGCATTATTGGCAAATTTCTAAGTGGCATATTTGCTTGTTTAGGAGTTTTATTCCCTTTTTTTCTATTACAATAAATACAAGCAGTAACTATATTAGTCCAACTAGTCGGAGATAACTTATCATTATTCCATAAAGATTTAGGTATAACATGATCATATGTAAGTTGATTTATTTCTACCTGATTTCCACAATATTGACAACTATAATTATCTCTAATGAATAAATTTTTTCTAGAAAATTTTACTTTGGAATTATTTATACGAAAATATCTTGCTGTTTTAACAACAGCGGGAATTGGATATTTTTTATCATTAGAACAAAGAATATAATCGTCTTTATAAAAATCAATTATTTCAACACCAATCTTACGATTGGCCTCGTGTTTAAAAGACCAAACAATAGCTTTTTGCCAATGAATTATAGTAATAGGAGTATAGTCAGCATTTAATACTAGACATTTAGTATTTTGTATTTTCATTTTCTATTTGACTTAATCTTCCTAATATTTTAACAATTATAGGATTTCTAACTATATCAGAACCCAATAACTGCACAATACCAATACTATCAATATCATTTAAACCATTTATCATGTCGGCAAATCCGCCTCTTTGACTTTTGTGAAGATCGCTTTGTCCAACATCTCCAGTAAGTACCATTTTACTATTATTCCCAGTTCTTGTCAATAACATTTTTAATTGATCATACGACGCATTTTGACATTCATCGGCGACAATAAAAGCATTATGAAAATTACGACCTCTCATTAATCCTAATGGAACAACTTCAATTTTATTATTTAATCTTAATGATACATAATGGGCTGAGCTTATAAAGTGATTAATTTCATCTAATATTGGTAGTAAATATGGATGAAGTTTCTCTTCTGCTGTTCCAGGTAAATAACCAATTTTTTCACCAGCCTCTATTACTGGTCTTGTTATTATGATTTTTTTTACTTTATCATCAAGTAAATACTCAAGAGCCATACCAATAGCAATATGTGTTTTACCACTACCAGCTAATCCCTGGCAAAATGTTATCGTATTTTCAGCTATCATACGAATATATTCTGCCTGATTATCTGTTCGTGGCTTCAATCTATTTCGATATGCATGACCAGCATTTTCATTCACCAATGGTTTTGTTGCATCAATTACTTTCTTTTTCTTGCTTCTTGTATTTTTTCTCAATGGTTACCCTTTGCTATAGAGTTAAATTAGACAAGCGCCACCAGCACAACTAATTTCCTCTATACCAGCAGTATTGTCCTCAGTCTCTGATAGTTGTGTATAATCAACTTTTTTGAAACTATTAAATAGATCACAATAGATTTTCCAATTATAAACATCTTTCATACAGTAGGTTAGACGTCTAGTATCGCCACCAAAGTATTTTCCAGCAAAATTGTTCATTTTGGTTACAAATATTAATTTTGATTCATCATGATCTTTATTAACTTGATTTAATGTGATATAATCACAAGCGGCCCATAGATTATTATCAAAAGCGTTTAATGCCAATTCTATAAGTCCAGAGCACCATAATGCTGCATCTCCATATTCTTTAACAATTTCACGACTAGTATAAACAGTAGTGAATGGAGCTTGAGGATAATCTTTATCTCCACTCTGAGGAATAAGGCTAATGCCCGCAAAATACTTCCTATTATCATAGATATATTTTGTTACATCATCCCATTCATCAGGCTTAACAGTAACGGTGTTGCTAACATTATGACTAAGATAGTCTTGAGTACATAATGACTTATTCTTACCAGAATTTACCCAATATCTTTGGGTATTTTTAACAACACTAAGCATGTCAACAGCGGGAAGTTGGTTTTTTAATTTTGCTCCATCTGGAACTTCTATTGGAAACTTAACAACCTCATCCGTATCATTAGCAGACCATGATGATTTTTCACATGCTTGAGGATTAAATTTCTTAAAGTGTTGATATGGTGCCTCTAATATATTTGCTTGAACATGGCGAATATATCTTTTAGCATGATGAGGGTGAATCCCGGAACTTGTACCAAGCATACTTGAACTTGTTCCTTCTGGCTTTAAACAGGTAACTCTGGCGGCCTGATTTATGCCTATCTTTTTTGCTATTTCTTTATTGGTTTCAACAGCTATTTTTGCTCCTGCTTTTAAAACGTTTTCAGATAAAACAAGATCGTGCTTTTCCATTGTACCAGTTAAGGACACTCCTAATAAAGCTTCTCTTTCAAATATCTTTTCACTAATTTCACCAAGATAATTTAGCTTAGTAAATCCAGCCTGTAATGTGCCTATTATGGCTGCGGCTCGACATCTTTCATAAAAATCTTTTTCATCTTCCACACTAGAGCAATTGATCGTTGAAAGGTTGCATCCCTGCCAGCCACTCTTGCCACTATCTTCGTCAACGGGCCACATTCCGATTTCTACGCATGGATTAAAAATCATCTCAGTAGACTCACTCCAGATAAAACCGGGCTCTCCAAACTCTTTCACGCTTTCCATGAGAGTTTGAAATTGCTCTAATGTTGTTTCATCTTTTAGCAATAATGCAGAATTATTACTTCTTGCTCTTTGCGGATTTTCCATATACCAATTACCAGTTTTAGCCTTAGCCATTTCTTCATCATCGGAACTAAATAGTGCTAAACTAGCTGATCTACGAACACCGCCACTTAGCACAGCATCACTACTATGCATAACTATATCATAGGCATCTATCGGTCTCAATTTCTTTTGACCATTCTTTATACATCTGTCAAGTAGTGTTCTTATCTTTTCTAAACCCTTTTGAAGTGGTTCAAATCCTGGTGCTTTTCCAACTCCTGAACTAAGGTCGGAACCTTTTGATCTAATATTAGAATAGTCAAATACAACATAACTATCCTTATACATTTTAAATTCTTCAATAGGCTTACTGAAATAACTACTTAATAGTACTCCAAGAGCATCAGCCCATCCTTCAATACTATCTTCTATAGTATATTTGATACCCTCGTTATTTTCTGGGACATTATGCTCTAGCGTTGGGAGTTTTGAAACATGATGTTTTTGAATACTAAATCCTGTTCCACTACCACATAGCAATAACCAAAAACATTCTTGAAAGAATCGTGGTCTATCACAGTATGAACTTGTACAATTATAAACTTTAGCGTGTCTCTTTAAAATTGGCTCTCCACCAAATTGTAGTCCTCTTTGAGATCCAAGAACTTTTTTCTTATACATAATGTCGTATGCCCAATCAATATCGTTAGAAATATTTTTATCAGCATACATTGTATGCATCATATTTCGTACACGATCAACTGCTTCTTTCCAAGTTTCTCTGCGATTTTTATCTTCTAACCAGCGAGCATATTTACTAACGAATGTATAATTTTGAAGTTCTTGAAGAGCAGACATATTATCTCCTGGTTTGATTATTGCATAGTGAAAGAAGTCCGAGTAACACACTAGTATGGAAAGAAAAAGTAATCATTTCTGTGTTACCACTAATCCATCTATAATAGATATAAAAACATAAACTTATATAAAATGATAATTGCTGTATATTCATATTACACCGCAAACATTAGTAAGCCAAGAAAGATCAGACTCAATTTTCATAATTTCAATACCACTTAATTTTACAAATTTATCAAAAATTTCTTGTTCTTTATCATCAAAAAGTTTTGTCCCATGATCATTTGACATAATTACTTTTGTTATTCCTTCTTGCCAAAGAGACATGATGCAATCATTGCAACATTGTCCAGTAACGTATGCTATACCATTATCTGGTCTAACAACACAATTAGATAAGGCATTTTGTTCTGCATGTATCATCCATGAGTATTTCTCTGGCCTATCTAACGGCAATAGGGAATCATCGAGTCCTTTTGGAAAACCATTATATCCAACGCCAAGAATTCTATTATTCTGATCTGTAATTACGCAGCCGTGCTGCGTATGAATATCATGACTTCTTTGAGAAGCCACCTTGGCTAGTCCTAAAAAATAGTTTGTCCATGTTGGTCGCATGGAGTTATTATACTTGGTGTTCTGTCACAGGTCAAGACTATTTTGTAACGAGCTTGTTATATAGAACAAGTGTTAGAATACCACCAGCAACACCCATCACAACACCCGCTGGAGATAAAGCGTCATAACTACCAAGCAGATAGAGTATTGCTCCACCCATATAAGAGCCTGCTACTCCCAGTGCTACTGTTTTTACAAATCCAAAATTTTCTTCACCAGGAACAATACTCTTTGATATTGAACCAACAAATAAACCATAGACACACCATACTAAAATATTAAACATTTGCTGCCTCCACTAAAGTTACTACTTGATCATCCGTGAGGTTTTCTCCTTCATCTAATATTGCATATAACAGTTTTTCTCCGTGTTCTTTATATTGATCACGGTCTAGTTCTCTACGTATTATTTTTCTGATTTTCATTTTGGTAAACCATCCGCGTTTTTTGCTGAAGTTTCTTATGTCTGTCCCATATAAAGAGAATCTATCATTGGCATTAGAAAGAGTTGATATTTTTTGTTTATTACATTCTTGAATAACTCTAATTATTGTTAATATAATACTTATAACCATTAATATAGCTATAATACTACCATATTTTTCTTCTTGTGGAATTTGTGCTTTTTTAAGAATTTCAATAGCGATTGGTTTTAGTTTTTCATTATCTTGCATTATTAATACTCTTTTGTGGTATTGGACAATTACCATTTGTACAATTTTTTTGTTGTATTATAACTGGAGAATGAGTTATAATTTTTTGTTGTGTTTTATCTGGTTCGCAATATCCACAGTCTACTTTCTTAATACCGTCTCCACTAATATAAAATCCAGTTCCTTTACAAATAGGACAATCTTTTCTTTTATATTTTTTAGAAGCATCAGTGTGTTGAGCTTTAATTATTCCTCCAGCAATCACTACTGCTGGTAATGTTGATCCATTATATTTATATGTACTAAATAACAAAACTGATCCTATCAATAGAACATTAAGAATTTTGGTCATCTTTATTTCTCCATGGTAGAATCTTTTTACGTTTTGGTTTAGGCAAATCAATATTATCTATAGATTTAGGAGCAAAAATTTTAATTAATCCAAGTATAAAATTAGTAATAATACTAATTAAACGATTCAATGCTATCTTATCTAATATTCTCATAAATAATCCTCAAACCCATACGATGGAAGTTTTTGAACAGGAAAACCATCAAAATTACTAAAAGCATAACTACCATTTGCTGCTAACATTCCAGCAGCAACTTCAGCACGAATAAGAAATGACCCATCAGGAATTGGACCCCATTCTGGATGACCACCATCATTCCATTTACCCCAACTATTTTGTACTAAAAATAATGGCTCACTACCAGTATCATCACAGGCTATCCAGGCCATAGCGTGGGCCCAATTACCACTAGTATTTGCTATTCCTTTTTTATCTCGTTTATTACTAAATCCATAATTAGAACATACCGATAATCCATAACCATTAGCTATTGCGTCTCGTGCTTCTTCTATTGTTCGTACTAAACTAACAGTTTTAATTTGGTGATCATTAGCAAGATCAATCACAGGGTCTGGTAATCCTCTTCCTCCCCAACCAGCACCAAGATTACCATTGTATTTAGTAAAATCAGCAATACCGGGATAATTTTTTCTTAATACTATACCGCCATTTTTACTTACAAATTCAGCGGCTCTTGAACAACTCATGCCTTGTCCACTCCAACCTCTAGCACCGTAAATTGCTTCTGTCGCTCCTTTTGCTATCCATGCTTCTCTTTCTCCATTGACATCTATTTCTACTGCTCTACTAACATCACAAGCATTCCGTGTTGCATGACTAACACAATCTCCAGTAGTTTGTCTTTCATTATATGGATTTTTATCAAATTTTAATACGCTCTTGTATGGTGTTGATAATTTGCCCTTACCACTATTTTTAATTTTTTTGCTAGCGTCTCCAAATAATGGATATTTACTATTTTCCATTAGATTATCAAATATCTGCTGTTCCCAAATACAGCCAGAGAAACCTTTTTTATAATTTTTATATAATTCTTCTGGAGATAGTTTTGTCATTATTTACTTCCTTCGTTACATGCCCAGGCTAGTGCCTTAAACCCATTAACTGCATTTTCTCTTAATTCTTTATTTAGTAATACATTATCGTCACCAATCGATTGTACAATCAATGCTTTTGCCGCTTCTGGTAAATCGGGATACTTACCTTTAATATCAAGTCGAAGTAAAAGACCGGCTAGTCTATTAGCTTGTCTAATGTCTTCTGTATTTTTAATAACTTCATTCTCTCCATCTAAACTAATTAGAGTAGCCATATCGTTGTATAAAGATGCTAATCTTTTGCCGTCTATCTTACGATCAGAATTTGAAGATAGTGCTTTAATGATATCTTTACTTTTGGTTAATAGTTCATCTGAGGATGGAGAAATTAGATCAAGATTATCAACTACATTAACTGAAGGACGAGTACTATCTAAAAAGTTATTTAAATTTGGTTTAAAAATACCTATAGCAATTAGTAATAATGCAATTAAGAGCAATAAATTTTTTGAATTCATAAATCACCTTCAGTCTTTTTGTTTTCTGTTTTTAGTATACTATTATTCACTTGAGTAGTTGAATTACCACAAACATTTGGAGATAGATACGGAAACATTTGATCGGCAGCTTTTACTGCGTCATCGCAACCACTCTCAACCGCTAAATCTCTTGTTTGTTTCCATGAAGCGACGAGTTTAAAAAAGATATCTTCTTTTGTGATTATTACTGGTTTCACAGTAGGAACAACTATAGCGACCGGATTTACAGATTTTAATGAGGGTGAGCTTTTTATCTTTTCAATAGTGGTTGATAAGAAATTTTGGACTGGACTCATTTTATCTTTGAATAAAACCCATAGTATTAAGCCAGCGCCAGCATACAGGGCTAAGTCTGTAGTTGATAACTTACTTGCGAACTGATCGAATGTTTCTGTATAGTTCATATAATATTCCTTTTAAATTAAATCATCATTTAGAATTAGATTGTAAAAATACTCCAGTTTCTCTAAAAGTAGTCACCATAGCGTCTACAGTAGATCCAACAAGAATCATTAGAAATGTTTTTACATATTTATGTATAAGAGGTTCTATGAGAGGTGGTATGAATGGTATGTCTATTATAATAAATACCTTATCATAAAAATTATTTAGTAGATCCATTGCGATAGTCTTTTTATCTTTTCCTGTTTCGTTTATAGATAATACTTCTATCTTTTGAATTATATTAGCTACTGCTAATTGTAAAATCTTCCACGCCTGACCTATAGCTACTCTTTTAACTTCATTTAAGGAAATTTTACTTTCGTTTATTAGATTTTCTAGCTCTGGTTTTAACAATTCTGCTAGTTTCATCTTTTTTACCTCTTTTACTATTTGTTTTATTAGCTATTACTCTTTCTTCTGGAGAAGCTGTGTTCCACCAAGTATTTTTTACTTCTGTACGACCTTTAATATATTTATATAAAACAGTTAATTGACCACCAATAAGAATTATAGCTTCTACACCACGAGTAGTTTCGTGAATTAAATCTTCTTTTTGATTATTAGTATCTAATAATCCTAATAAATATAATCCGCTAAACATAAAGCTTACTAAGGTAAACCAAAATTCGCTAGTTCTATAACCAGGTTTAATCATATTATATTACCTCAATTATTAATACACCAAATGGATTAATTGCAATTTATGTTCTTTCAATTCTTTCTTCTAAAGCTTCTAGAGTTTTACCGAGTGTTGCTATCTGAACTTTTAGTTCGTTCATAACCTCGGTATTTCTTTGTAACATACCAGTTAATGCTGCTTGTGTTTCTTTATTAATAGCTAGTCTTTCCATGATAAACTGACGATCTTGAAGATATGGAGATTCATTTTTTATCATATCTGAAATATCTTCTCTATTTACTATTTTTCTTCCAACGCCAACCCAGAATCCTACTAGTGTAACAATTATACCAAAACAAGCAGTCGCTATTGATTGCCAGAAATGAAGAATGTGTTCATTCATAGTAGAAGCCTTTCAAGAAAAAAAGTCATCGAACTTTATAGTAAGATGACTTGATTTCGGTAAAAAGAATATGATTTATTATAACTAAATATTACCAAATTGATCTTGGTTTATATATTGAATTAGGACCAGTATAAAGAGGATTCTTTCCACCAGCCATATAAACAATTTGACCAGGAATAGCTTGGGTTGGAACAGCAGCATTGTCTGTGCCAGGTGAATCCACAGCATTGGTTGGTTGTGTAGAAAATCTGCCACTATAGATATTCCAGTATCCAGCACGGATAGCGGTTGTTAATCTACGAGTTCTTAAAGTTTCTAGTTTTTGAATACTTCTGACTAATTCAGGTCTAGCAGCACCAGTCTGTAAGAAAGAGTTGCTTGTTCCTGCTATTAGTATGGAGTATCTTTTTGCTACTGGTTTTTGGTTATTATATGCAAAAGTACCAGCAGATAAAGCACTGGTTGCGTAATCAACAACTGTTGAACCAGATGAGATAACTGTTGAAGCGAATACATTACTAATTGAACGAGCAGCACTAACATTATCTAATAATAAAGATGTGCCACCCCTGATAACTGCACCACCTTTATTTTTTGTTGATGTATCAGTAGTTGCTGCTGTTCCGTTTACTTGCTGATTTGCCATTATTAGCTCCTTTTTGGTGTTATATAAAAATAATACACACAATACGATTGATTTGAATTAAAATTAATTAATTAGAAAACTCATTAAATAATCTTACACCATTTAGTGTATTTGTCCTAATTTGATCAATTTTATATTTATTTAATTTTTCTATATGGTTTTTATTCCAAATATTACCAGTAAAAATAGTACTTATTCCTGTTTTTTCTTTAAGCAAAATACTAGCAATAATATTATCATCAATATTATCTATCATATTACCAGTAGATGGGTAGACACTTTTAAGACCAAATTCCTGTATAATATCACAAGCCTTGATCAAAGAATGATGAGTAAAAATTCTATATTCTAGATAATATATTATTGGAATATTATTAATTGCACAAATATCTATATTGCTTTTTATATCGTTTCTAATTTTATCATATTTTCTATTACTTAATAAATTGTTTTGAATAACTATTTCTATCTTTTGAGCACCATTAACTATGGCATTTTTAACAGAAGAGTTTCTTGATTTAGTATCAGAGAGTCCTTGTGGATAGTCTATAGAATTAGAAACTATTATTGAGGTATCTTTAACTAGAGACTTAACTAGTTTAGTATAGAAGTATGGTATAGATATACAATTTATATTTAATGATTGGGCATTTAAAATTTTAACTTTTATTTCTTCTTCATCCAAATCAAGATCATAGATGGCGTACTCTATATTTTTCATTGTTTTTTAATTATTGTTTTTAAGTAGTCTATATTTGGATACCTTTTACTACCCAGTATACCATCTGCAAAACCATAATGAACTGCTTCTTCAGCAGTTAAAATCCAATCTCTTTTTGTTGCCAATTGAGTAACGATATGTTTACGAACAATCATTCTCTTCCAATTTTTTTCTTTGGCTATTCTACTACTAATACACTTTTCAGTAAATATTTCTATCATCTTTTCGCTTTCTTTTTCACTCCACTGAACCATGCTTAGGGCCGCTTTATGTTCATTATCAATACTTAATGATCCATAATGGATTAAAAAATTAGTATTAGGAGTTAATATTCTCAAATCAGCAGCTTGTAATAAAACACTACTACTAGATTCTACTTTTGCATATGCTATTATAGCAACTTTACTTTTGCTTGCTTTTATAGTATCATATATGCCTAAACAATCCTGCCAATCGCCACCAGGAAGATGCATATGAACAACTATTGGTTCTAGAGATATAAGATTTAAATATCTTAAATTTTTTTCAAATGTTATTGCTGATCTATAATCAACACCAACTTCTTCAGAGTCCGCAAAATGAGAATGTAAGTATAGTTCTCTATTTTTAATATCTATATTATAGTTATGAAGAAGAGTGAGATCCACATCTGTTTCTTTGTTCTCTGTTTGGGTCATTTGATATACTCATATATGTTTGAGTTTATTTTTCTCATTACTTCAGAGTCACTAAACGCTTTGCCAATAGCAATCCTAAATCTATATCTAGTGAATACATCTAATGTCTCAACACCTTCAGTATCTTCTATAATATCAACAATATTATTTGTTATGGTAAAATTAGAATGACCGGTCCAGAAATTAAAAATTTTACCAGATGCGGTAAATTCATTATATGGAATAGCTCCCATAGGAGTTATTAATATTTTACATTTGACTTCTTTACTATTTGTACTTATAGTACTATCGTCTTCTTCGTATGGATTATATATTTCTTCATCGTCTGGTTGTTCAGTAATTGAAGGGTGGTCCTGCTCATCTTCATCACTACCAAAAGGATCTCTCCATTTTTCCCATACGATAGTATATGATTTTTTCATTTTGATATGTGTTTAGTAAATACTTCTGTAGGATAGATGAAAGCTTTTTCAAATTTTGGTTTTCTTTTTTGTTTTTCTATAATAGACCAAAAAGTAACAATATTGTCAATTAATAAATTATTATTTTCTTTTTTTATCTGGTTTATCAAAATATCTAATATTTGTTTTTTTAATTTGCCACTATTGAGTATATGAAAAAACTCCGCACATTTTTCAGAATACTCTACCATATCATGATCTATTGCTTTGTTGTCATCGTCGATAAAAACAGACACATCTATTCCTGAGTTTTTATTAAGAGAAATAATAACATCTATAATAGATTCGTCTTTTTTAGATTCTGTTTTCTTTTTTGAATATAGAAAATTTTTAATATAATTAATCATAGTATGCTTTTTTGTACTGTTGTGTCAATGAGAGCAAAAATTGGATTATCTATTTTTTCGTCTAAAGTATAGTCAAACTTTGTCCAAAATAATTTAGATGTTGACTTTTTATTAGTTATAACCCCACAGAGTAAAAACAAATCATTATCAAGATCAAAAATATTATTGTCTATTTTCTTCACATATTCAAGGAGTATATCATTTTGAATATCTATATATGATATAATAACTTCTTCAATAAATTTGACTATACCAGTATCAAACATATTTTTAACATTATATTTGATTTCATTAATCATCACTCTAGGAGTTGATATTTCTGAATAAGGTAATACGATATTATTTTTATCTGTTGATAATATATAGTTTTCGTTTTTATTTATATCACTACTTATTATATTAAAAAATGCATATAGTTTCATATTAATTCTCTTATCTTTTTAATTGAAGATTTAATGCTTTGTCTGATAGCCTCTCTTGTAACATCGTATTTTTCTCCAATTTTTTCTAGAGTATAGTTCTCTAAAAAGTATAACTTAATATGGTCTTTTTGTTTATCTGTGAGAATATCAGAATTAAGAAGCTCGTTAACAAGACCACATGTGGTATTATTTTCTTCTTCTTTTATAAGAATATCAATAGGATCCTTTTGTTTTTGATCAGAAATAAGCTCTGTCAATAAAGCATCTTCGTCAGATAAACTAAAAGAGGACATAGAAAATGATCTCTTTTTACTTTTACTTAGTTTATATTTTTTAGTGATATATGTTTTAATAGCCCAAATAGCACATTGATTTCTATAAGAATACAATGTCTTATTTTGCTTTTTTTCATCACTCTTTTCCCATCTCCAATCACCCATCATTATAGCATTAGCAACGAACGATACAGCATCTTCATTCTTTAACATTTCTTTGGATAGTCCAGAAAAAAATGTTGGTGCTAATTTTGCTATAATCTTTTGAGATAAATTCAAATAAAAATCTAGAGATTCAAATTGAATATCTGAATGATCTTTATATTTAATCTTTTGTTTACCAATTGATGGTATAATCATACTTTTTTGTCCTTTTTAAATGATGTCCTAAAAATCTTTTATTAACCGTTAAATCAGTCTGTCAGTTTTTTCCACTGTTTTGGATCTGGTCTGTCTTTATCTCCAGGTTTTGCTGGACGATATTTCTTACCTTCTTTTTCTTTTTTCTTTCGAATATTTTCCCATAAACCAGGTAGATTCTTTGCTGCCTCCGCTCCTTCAGTATCGGTTTCAGTTTCTCCGAACATGAGGAAATTGTGGATAGTAAGCATATAATCTTCTGTTACTGCGATTTTACCCTGTAGCCAACTTTCTGTCAAGCCTTCTTTGACTGATGGATTTTCTAACGCATCTACTATTGCTTGTGCATGTTTAGCAATTGACATTATTGAGCCTAAACTCATTTGATAAAAATCATATTTATATTCCATAAGTTCCATTTCTGGAGATTCTACTTCCATATCTTCAACTTTAGTAAAATCACCGTCTTCGGCTTTCAATATTTTCTTACTAACTGTTTCATTAACAGAATTTAAAATATCATTAATACGATCCATATTGCACCTCTATATGATGTTAATAAATATTTACCATGATTTACATGCCCAATATCTTGCTTTCCATTTTGGGCCAGGAGTTTCACATCTCATTCTTGCTCTAAAACTTTTTCGTCTAGCAGGAATATCTTTTTTAATTTCCATATTAGGATCACCAAAGTTAACCTTAACTACATTTCCACTTTCATTTTTTACATAAACACTAAACTTTTTAGGACCATCTGGGGTTCTAAATGGTTTATTTAATGTTACTTTGCGACCATTTTTTTCTGCTGCTATGACTTTACCATCTTCATCATATATCTCCTGTGCTTCAATTTCCCAAATAAACTCATCCCATTCATCATCCCAAGAACAATTTTTAGCAAATAATTCATCATGAACTTCTTCAATTAAATTACCTTTTGTTCTTGTTTGACCTAAACATATGGCAACTCTTTGTTTAGAATCTGGATAATCCTTCTTCATTACTTCGCTACTCATGCAGCGACTAACAAATTTTTCTTTATTTTCATTTGATTTTTTTGATGGTATTGGCATAATTAATTTCCATAGAGATCATTATAAATAATATTAGCTGTATTTGTCCAAGTATATTGTTTGGCCGTATTAAATCCGTTTATGTTATCTTTGATATTATTATTATACACGAACCTCATATGTTCAACCAATTGTTCTATCTGTCTATCTCCAAGATCGGCCCATTTTCCATAACCATCAAAAAACTTATCATCCTGTGCTTCTGTTAAGTTATCAATATCTACTAAATAAGAATTATCTTTAGTTGCATATTCTGTATGAGCAGAGTAATTAGTTAGAATAACAGGCTTGTTCATAGCCATAACTTCCATAACTTCATTATTCCATCCTTCTGCTCTTGCTGGAAAAACAGCACAATCCGATAACGAAATAATACCAGCTAAATCTGAATGATTAGGTAGTCTCGGTAGGATTCTAATCTTTTTACCAAGCTTACTATTTAGATACATCTTAGCCCATTTTTCATTGTCTTCTTGAGATAAGAAAGGATTATGATTAACCATCCACAACTCAACGTCATCAGCTTCTGTAAACGCATTATTAAATGCTTCTAATAAAATATCATGTCCTTTTCTAAGTTCCCATTTTCCAATATTAATAAATACGTAGCTATTATTCTCTTTTTTCATAGGTGGTTTGGCATGAATATTGAATATATTATGATTAACCCCTAAAGGAGAAATGATAATATTTGTTGTGACACCATTGTTTAATAGTATATCTTTTGCCCATTTTGAAGCAACAAAGACAGTATCTGTACAATTAATCATGTGTGTCTCTAATGGTTTCAACCTATCAATTTCAAAGAATGTAAGGGCTCCATATTTACCTTTACCAATCCTAGTAGCTAAATCATATTGATGCCATATTTTCAGATATGGTGAATTTGGATCATAATTAATTATTTTATTAGTATCTTCTACAATAGATTTTTTATCGTCTTCACTATCTAACGATACTGAACCACCTATTGGAAATAGTGTTATATCAAGTTTAGGTCTAAGTTCTTTATAAATATTTAGTGAGGTTATACCGTACCCTGTTAATCCAAGCGGACAATTTAAATTAAGTTTTTGCATTTTCATAAATCCTATTGTGTGTGTCGTTTACTAAAATAAATGTTGTTTTTTTACCGAAGTCTTTAATTTTATCGGCCCCAATATATGTGCAAGCACTACGAAGTCCTCCACAAATATCTGATATAATATATTCTGCTGGGCCTTTATATGCAACGGTAACTGATTTACCTTCTGCTGTTCTATATTTTGCTACTCCATTATGATGTTTATTCATAGCGTCTAATGAACTCATTCCATAATATTTTAAAGAAATTTTTCTTTTTATGTTATCGTTTTCTGGATCTACAGGTTGCCAAAAACCAGGAGAGCAAGATCCTGCTTCAACTAAATATTCATATTTCCATTCTCCTTCACACTCATCTGTACCAGCAAATATGCTGCCTAGCATAACAAAATCAGCATTTCCACCAAATGCTTTGCAAATATCTCCCACTACTTTACAGCCTCCATCAGAGCAAACGTGTCCACCAAGACCATGAGCAGCGTCTGTACATTCCATCACAGCACTTAATTGAGGGTATCCCACGCCAGTTTTTAAACGGGTGGTACATACACTACCCGAACCTATACCAACCTTGACTATATCGACCTTGCCATGAATTATTAATTCTTCTGTCATTTCTGGAGTGACCACGTTTCCAGCCATAATGATAATTTCTTCATATAGTTTACGAATATTACTTATTATTTTTACAAATTGTTCTGTATATCCATTTGCAACATCGATACAAATATTAGGCAATGGATAATTAAATTTTCTTATTTGATTAAATACTTCTGTTAATTTCTCTAAGTCCTTTTGTCCAGTCCCAACAGAATAGAAAACTAAATCTTTGTTAACAATACTAGGGTCGGTATAAAAAGCAACATATTCATTTATCTTATAGTGCTTATGTAAGCAGGTTATGGTCTGATGTTTACATAGAGACTCAGCCATATTAAATGTTCCAACAGTATCCATATTAGCAACCATAATAGGAACACATAATAGTTCTCTTGTAGAATACTTAAAAGAAAAATTCCTATTCAAACATACTTCTGATCGACTATTAAGTGTTGATCTTTTTGGGCGAATAAGAACATCATCAAAATCTAGTTTAATTTCATTAATTATTTTTTGCATATTTAAATTTTATATCCATGTACTAATGTAGCTGATACGTTACCACCAACAAAATTATTTCCTACCATATGTGCTCTGATATCAGATATTTCTTCCCAGTGACCATAAGTTAAATTACTATATCTTGCTACTAACGTAAGAATCAAATCCATATAATAGTGTTCGGGAAATAAATCATATAATTTTTTAAACATATTAAATTTATCTATGTCGCTAGATATGGTATTAAAAAAATTAGTTGTAAATATTGTTCCTCCACATCCAGTATGATATCTGTAATCAGAGATATTAAAATAGTCCCAAAGTATTTGTTCTTTTGGGCCACATTCAATAAATACTCCAGACAAATCATATTTTGGCTCAATGGTTATTTGTCTGTTTGTTAAGACATCTGTTTCTAAATATAAGGTGTGAGTAAAATTAGAATTTAATCCATATCTAAATAATACATCAATATATTTTAATCCAAACCCACCTCTGCCACAATGAGTTCTTCTATGCCATAGATCTTCTTCGTCAATAAACTCTATGATATTTTTATTATGATCTAAAAATTTTTTTGGTGATTCTCCACCAGAATTTATAACAGATATTGGGATATCTGGATTATGTTTTGAAAAATTATCTAATGTGAATTTAGCTCGATCGAAATCGTTACACATGAACAACAATGCTTGTATTTTCATTTTTTTGTGCCAATAAAAAACCCATTACCATAAGGATATGTTGATGTCCATTTATCTTTAACTGACCCAAGACTATATGAAAAGTTGCTTATGTTTATACCGTTTTGATTAAATAGATTAATCCACCATTCTTCGTCCTTCTTTGTTACATGGGTGATATCTACTTCATATTCTCTTATCCTAAACATATTGTTATCGCCAAGAGGTATTACAAAAAAGAAATCCTTAGCTTTATTAGTAAAAGTTTTTAATAGATCTGGTAGAGTTTCTTCTGGTACATGTTCTAATATATCTTTTGCTATTAATAGATCATAATTTTTATCATTAGGTAATGAGATATATGGCTTAACTGATGGATGACAATTATTTATAGCGTATTCACTAATATCTTCCCCATAAGCATCCGCCCCAAGTATTCTAAGAGCATGTACTAAAAATCCTTTTGCACACCCATAATCAACACACGTCTTGAATGTGAAATTATTTTTAATATCTATAGCTTCTGGGATTGATCTGGTTGGCATCCATTTATATTCTTGATATCCAGATAAATGTTGTCTAACGCCATCTTCATAGTAATCTTTATTAAATTTATGCGAATTCATTATGTGCTGTCTCCGTTAATATATCGTCTATTAATTCGTTTTGCATAGCGTATTTACAATAATGGCAAGCATGATGCCTGACCTGTCCTGGTTTACTATAAAATTCCTCTATATGATCAATATCGCAAACCATAAACTGTGATTCGGGAACATAGTTGTAATTATTTTCTAAAGAAAGTTCCGCAGATGGACAGGCATAGATATATCCGTCAGTAAACAAGAATGGTTTTACTAAATGCATATAACAGTGATCATTTCTTCTTTCGCCTTTAAAATTAAAATCAGATAAAAAAGCATACTTAAGTTGTGTATTATTTGTTAATTCATAATCATTAATAGCTTTTCTAATAGAGACAATATCTTTTTTAGTTTCTTCAACATTTTTGATAGCATTAAATGCTATTCTACAAGGTATTTTATTATTTTCTACCCAGTCAAGCATTTTATAAAATTTATCGGGTGTTTGAAAATTAGTTGCTAGTTTTTTCTTACTAAGATCAGTCCACAATCCTGTTATATTTGGATTGTCTGAAGTGGCAAGGTTTTCATCCCAAACATATGCTGCTGAAGGTTTGGTTTCTATCCCATCAAAAACGCTCAGATCATATTCATATCCTTCATAAAATCCATACATACCAAGTCTAATCCAAGAAAATAATTTAACAAGATCTTGTTTGATGGGTCTGTCTTTACCAATCCTTGCTCCATTGGTACAAAGCCCTATCTTAAATCCGAGACTATGTGTATATCTTATTATTTCCTCAAAATCAGGATGTATGGTTGGTTCACCACCACCGGTGTATTCTACTCCAGTAACTCCTATTTTTTTAAAAGCATCAAGTGCTTTTTTGATTCTGTCTAGAGGAAGCCTATCTTTCATGTCTCTATTTGCAAAACAACAAAAACTACAAGTCAAATTGCAGGCATTAATAATAGAGATATGGGCCATCACAGGCGATGGCTTGCCTCCGTCTTGCAAGACTTGAAGTTTATCCAGATGTTTAAGTAATTTGGTGGTATTGCTTGTGAAGCTTTTTCCTTCAATTTTTTCAGACATAGTGTTCTTTCCAGCCATGAATCATTGGCTTATTAGTATTGTTTTTATCTTCAGTTAACCACTCAGCATCTAGATATTTATAACTTCTTTTATTAAAATGATAAGTTATATTAGCATCAACAGCACCAAGTTTATAATAACTATCAAAATTATTATTAATTAGATAATCATGATTATTTTTTATATCTACAATAACATCATTATAGATATCTTTAAATATTTGACTATTATATACGCTTCCCCCACACATGCCATAATAATCATTATCTATTTGTCCATAATCAAATATATCTTTTGACATTTGTTTTGTAAATAAATTTGTTTGATGTCTTGATACGCCCTTTAGCGAAAAATCTTCATTAATTTCAAAAGAATTAATAGTGTACACATCGTCCTCAAGAATAATTGTATAGTCCGATTTAGAAATATCACAAACCATTTTTTGCCTATCCCACCACTCTATCATTCTTTCTGACGAATATACATTTATGGGTCCAGACTGAAATAAATTATTCATATAATAGTATTCAGTATTATATTTTTTAGCTAAATCGCTAAAATCATCTCCTCCATCAGATATAAGACAAACTAAAGAATCTGGAAAAAATTTTTTAAAATTGGATAACACAAATTCTGTTGCTTTTTTATTTTTATAACAAGCATAGTAGGCTGATAATTTAGGCATTTATCAAATCCACATATTTTTTAATAATATTAGCCCAATCAAATGAGTTTCCATATTTTATAATATCTTCTCTATATCTCTCTGATAGGCTAGAAATTCTATTTATTTCATTATTAATAAAATCTATATCATCTAATTTGTCTTCTGGAATAACACTGATCCAAGGTTTTGATGTATCAAGTGATTGGGCTGATGGTTTCGATATTACGAGTCCTAGACCACTACACAATGCTTCAAGACATACTAATGGTTGTAGTTCTGAACTGCTCAATAATACTAATGCATTAAATTTGCATAAATTATCAGCAACTTGTTCGTGAGTCCATGATCCTAAATATTTAGAATTAGAATAGTTAAAAGTAGGATCTTCAGCATTACCAGCAAAATAACAATCTATACCAAGTTTTTGATAATATGATTGTTTTTTTCTAGTATTTATTTGACCTAGATAGACAGCTCCATCTCTTATCTTAGAATTTTTAAATATTTGTGAATCAACACCATTAGGAACAATTATAATAGTTTTCCAAATATTATATGATTCATAAAAAGTCTTTTCTTCATCTGTTAATAAGTATAATTCGCAGTCTCTAAAATAATTTGTAAATACATGATCATAAAATTCCTTATGAAAAATAAACGCACCGCCATGATTTGTAACTATTTTTTTACATCCATACATAAGAGACATGGCTTCCCAATGTTTTCCTATATGATTATGTACTAAATCTGGTTTAAATCTTCTCCAGTCCTCTAAAACTTTTGATGAATCTTGATGATTAGATATTAATACCTCGTATCCTAGTTTAATCAACTGCTGGCTATAATTCCAGACTACTCTTTCTAAAGCACCCCATCCATTGATCGGAGGAACAGGAATAGCACCGTCACTGATTAACATTATTTTCTTGATATTCATTTGTGTATAAAGTAAACGTCCTCTCTATCGTTCTGATATTTCTTAAATTCACTAGTGAATGGATATCCTACTAATTGAGTTTTATTAGACAATAAACATCTAAACACATATTGCCCAATCCACATATCAGCATTGAACTGAGGATTATTCATTTGTAATCTAACTAGACAAAATTTATCTAAACAATCCATCATATCATCATATTTTGCACCAATAACACCCATATTCAATAAATCCAGTGTCCCAGTATCATTATGATTTTTAAACCATTCTAAATTAGACCATTTAAAATATTCGTGTACTTTTAGATAACCAAAGTCTCTGGTTGAAATAGAATCTTTGCATATAAAATAATTAACTTCTGGATTATCTTCTATTATTTGTTTTGGGTGTTTAACAATTCTAACATCAGAACAATCGGTTAAAAAAATATTTGAATATTTATGGTCTATTAAATAGTTTCTATAGCAAAAAAATCTCCAATCGTTATTGGAAAAGTTTGAAGGTTCTACTCTAATAAAATGTATTCTGTCTGTAGAATATTTTGATATAAATTCATCAGATAAATTATCGTAAAAAATTCTTGCGTCTAAATCTAGATTTTGTAAAGACTCGTACCAGACTTTTATATAATCAAAACTATTTTGCCAGACTCTTCCATCTGTGTCTCTACCAATAACACAATTGTCGTTTGGATCATTAGGGTGCTTCTTCTGAGAAAAGTATGAAGTAAAAATAATTGTATTAGACATTAAAAAAGTACCATCTCTTATGATCGTTTATAATTTCTGAAAAATTAATATGACTCAAATAATTTTTGATCTCATTCCATGATGAAAAAATCATTTCGTGAGGAATTGTTCCAAATAACCAGTCTGGAGCATTTTGTTTTCCTTGAACCATATGAATTATGATAGGTTTTTTCTGTCTATTAGCAAGAAAAATTTCTTCTAGTGTTCCACAAGGATGAGTATCTAAATCAAGATTGACAACTAAAAAATCACTGATGTCTACTAATCGTAAATCTACTGATCTTATAACTTTCATTAGTTTAGATAATTCATCATAGTTCTGTTCGTTCTTCAGTTTTTGTTTTAGTTGATGAGTAGTAAAATCCTCCATACCTATAACAGAAGGTTTTTTAATTGGATTAAAAACCACAACACCAAGATCTTGAAGAAATGGAGTTATATTATCTCTCCATCCAGTACCTCTGTCTGCTACTCTATCCATAGCACCAGCGAGATATACTCTTTGATTATTTAATCTATTCATAGTAAAAGTTATTTTAAATATATAACAATTGATTTATTAGTCCAAATATCGTCTATTAAATCGCTAATAAAATTCCAATTTCCTCCCGCTAACCCACAACCAAATCTTGGGGCGTGAATTTCTAAGCGAGTATCATTATTAAAATTTTTGGCTATAAACATATTAATTTGATTCATACATTTGACTAGTGCTAAATAATTTAATGGTCTATAATTCTTTTTACTAATTGTGCCATTTTGGGCTATCATATTAGCAAAAATAAGTCTATGACCAAAAGTAGGATCCTTATATACTTCAACAAATTGTACATATCCTAGATTATTTTTTAAAAAACTAGATCCTAAAAGGTGATAGTTTTCTTTGACTATTGGGTAGTGCTTAGATAATTCTCCAGCAAATCCAGCACCAAAAGCATTAATATTGTTACAAACATGTGGAACTATAATACTTGATCCATTATTTCCTGATCTGGTGATTTTTTCAACATAATCAAAAAGATCTCCACGAATAATTGGAAATGTTTCTTTATTAGATATTGTTTTCATGATTATTTCTTTATAAGACTTCCCCATTTTCCTACTGGACATTCTTGATCAGCCCAAGCTAATTTATTCATGAATATTTGTTTTTTATTAAGATTGCACCCACAGAGTAAGCACTGAGAATTCTTATTGTCAAAATCATCACAATCAACACAAATAGAATATCTGTCTAATATTTGTGATTGCGTACTTTTAGGAAATCCCCAATACATATGCCATATCAAAGAATTTAAAAAGGTAAATATTTTATTTTTAAAGTTCATCTTTTTTAGTTTCTTTTATTGGTAGTATATTATTTGATTCGTCTAAGGTATAAATCTCTATTTTATTTACTATTATTTCTGGCAAAAACCATTTTGGAAAACCTGACTCTAAATCAAAGCATAATTTAGAATTATCTTTTTTGAAATCAGAAGTTATTATAAACAATCTATCCTCAGATTTAAAACAATCACCAGAGAATAATTCTTCTATGTATTTCATTTATATTCATCGTTCCAATCTTCCCATAGTTCTTCTTGTCTAATATCTTCTATCTTTGATTTAAACTGTTTTTTTGTTTTAGAAACAAATCTTTGCTCTTCAGAGACTTCATTAAATCTCTTTTGCTTATTACTAAAATTTTTCTTACCAGCTTCTTTTCTGTCTTTATTATCGAAATCGTTCATTTTTGAAAAAGTCTCTCGTTGAATACAACATATCATACCTTTGTCTTTGGTTGTGTCAAGAAAAAATATTTCATATTGACATGTGCCGCTTTGATAACTATATATGATACAGGTCGGTGAGTAATATATAACTATCCATCTCTTCCATGTTCAAATTAATCCATTTTGTATCATAAAAGGTCGTACTTATTTAGTAGTCTACCTTTTTGTGATCTTACAACATAGCCTTTTCTAACCATGTATGGTTCAATACTATTTTCTATTGTTTCTATTGAAATTCCAGTTAAAGAAGAAATTGTCTTCAATCCAATTGGAGTTCCTTTAGATTTTGTTAATGTTTCAATATATAGTTTATCATACACATCAAAACCATTATGATCAATGCCTTGTATATTAAATATCTCATTAATAGAAGCATCGTCTTTGTTACACAGTTTATAATTTTTATACCATTGTAGTCTAGCATTCAAGATTCTTGGTGTGCCTTTGCTTCTTTTTGCAATCTCTAGTAGATCATCATCTGATATATTAATATCTAGTTTTTGTGTATTCAACTTTGCTAGTTTAGCTAAATCATTATCACTATAAAAAGACAGATGTTCTTTAATTGTGAAACGATCATAGAATGGCTGACTTAAACTTCCTCCAGTTGTTGTAGCACCAACCAGAGTAAACATTGGAATATCAATAGTTTCTATATTATTTTCTATTGACATACTAAGTTGAAAATCCTCCATAATAGGATATAAGAATTCTTCAACTATTTTTGGCAGTCTATGAATTTCATCAATAAATAATATTGATCGTGGACTTATACCCATTAGATACGGCATAAGATTCTTAACGCTTCTCAGGTTTGCTGCGTTTGCTATGTATAGGTTTACGTTCATTTCGTGTGCTATAGCACCCGCTATGGTGGTCTTACCAAGGCCAGGAGGGCCGTCTATTAAAACGTGAGGCATCACAGCACCCTCGCTTTTACAACCGCTCACCATGATCTTTAGACGATCAAGAACATTTTGTTGACCAATTATATCGTCAAATTTAGTTGGTCTAATAATATTAGCCATTCAAACCTCCAATAGACTTTAGTGCTTTTTTAATTAGTGTGGAACAATCTTCTGTTATATTCTTTATATAACTAGAAATTAATAATTTGTGTGATTCTTCTTTGGTGAATCCATAATTGACCAGAGTTTCTGTGCTCTTTTCCAAAAGGTCATTTGGTATTGTGTCTTTCTCTGGTTGCTTAGTTTCTGTATGTTGTGATTCTTCTTTTTCTAAGTAAACAATTCTTATTTTTTTAATTTGTTTTGGTGAAAAAGTAGTTTCACAATCACAAACAACTTTAAAGTTTTTTGTTTTAGTCTCTTTGATAGATAACCAGTGGTCACAATTACATTTATTATTAGGGCATCTATATTTTAGATGCAAATCGTAATCAATCGGTTTCTGGTTTTTCTTTTTTGTATTCATCTTTTACCCAAAAAATAAAATCGTCAATATCGTTGTCGTAACCTGTTTCAATAACGCCCTTATTAACTAGACCATTCAGTATATTGCTTGTCATTCTATCCCCTAGAGACTGTATAATTTTAGCATATATAGTATCGTTGATTAATTGTCTGCGTTCTTTAGTTTTTTTGTTTTTTTGATGTTTCATTAACGATTTGATAATTGTTGATGATTCATTAAGTGGTAGTATTTTATTTAATTCTTCTTTTTCTTCAGTTGTTAATACAATTATATCATCTGATTCTGCGTCTTGATCTTCTTCTTGCTTACCATAAGCATTATATATAATTTTTCTAGTGTGATCTATAAACATATCTAAATCTTTTATAACAAACCACTCATCTTTATTCATAAATATTTCCTAGTTGAGTATTTCAAACAATCCTTTATAATATCGTGGTTGCCTAATAATATGTCCAGCATGACTCTGTAAATGTAATTCGTATTCTTTTTGAAGTTTGTTATAAACAAAGTATTTGATTTTCCATATTCCTTCGTTCCAATAGTTGTTCCCCAAGTACAGGGATTTTTTATCATCCGCTGTACTGGAGAACGAACTATTCACAGGTAACGCAATCGGAGAAAATCCATCTGGAAGTAATGGAGTATTATAGTTAGATAGGTTCTTCAACGCATCTTCTATGGCCTCCTTACTTATCCATTTATATTCTATCTTATCAATCAGACTATCCATATATTTCTTGACCCATTCAGTATCTATCTGAAAGTAGAATTTATAAGGATCGTCGTTGTCTTCTTTGTCTTTCATAATTTAAAAAGGAATTAGGGGATCGAACCCTAAGAGTTAGCACTAACTAATCCAGTCCCCAGACTATTCCTTTGCTTTTAATCAGTTATAACCATCCATATGATTATCTTCATCATGATAATAGGTTTCATCAATATCTTCCTCATCATCATTCCAGCCCCAATCATAATCATCATTAAGATCCTCTTCATCATCATCGTAGTCATCTTCAGTAAAGACAGATGAATAAAGAGGCTTGAGAAGTTCGCCTTGATACTCTCCGACAACTTCATATCGGCAAGTGCGAAGTTTCTCATAGTTGCAATCGCTAGGAACACTCACAACATCAGCAGGATTAATCTTAACGATAACAATCTTATCGCCAGATTCAAGACTTCCATAACCGGCCACATAATTCAATGCACCAGCATGAAGTCCATTAGAACAACCTCGACCACGATCATCATCAACCTTTGATCTCGTCATTTCACAGATTTGACCAACACGATTGTCGAAAACTCCACGATACTTATCCTTATAATCACTCCTGACTGCCTTATAAGCAAGAAAATAACCATCTTCAGTAATTGGCAGATGTTCATGCTCAAGGAAATCATAGAGTTCCTTCTGACTCTGCATACTGGGATTACCCATAAGATTATTCAGAAAATTGACAAGAGGCTGGAAAGGCAGACCCTTACTCATAAACTCCAGAATTCTCTTACTAATAGACCCATGAACAACCTCGCCCTCATAAGTTACCTGACCATTCTTGATCTCAACAAGACCGTCACTAAAAGTAGCAACTGCCTTCTCAATATCAATCATTTCAATCAACTCGTCAGATGTTGCAGTAGGCAGTGCCTCCAGAATCATCTTATAATTAAGATGGTCGGGCAGAACTTGAAAACTCTTGTTGTTCAGCACAACCGTCAGATTACCATCGACAAACATAAACGGAACACTCATGATATAAACTCCTATTGTTTTTAGTTACCTTGTGAATTACTTAATCAAACTACTTAATTGGATCTTAAACAAATCAACCTTATCACTATCCATAGTCTCAACCCATACAGCATTATTTCTCTTACCATAATAATTATCAGCAAATTGAGAGATAGGATTATTTTTGCTGTCCAAATCTCTAAGATTGCCGTTGTGCTGGTTGCTTCCCATAAGATACTTCAACATCGGGTTCTTGTCAACCTCGACTTTAAGAATTTTCTTCAAGTCTGCCGCTTTAGTCAACTTATACTTGATTGCTTTAGTCTCAGACTTAAACAATTTAGTATATGCCTCAATATCGTCAGAATGGTCAAACATCTGATGTTGAATATTTATAAGAGTGTTATACTGTACATTTTTCTTCTTGAGTTCCTTACTATCAAGATTATCAATACCTCGATCCTTGAGCAAAGAGTTAATATGGTCAAAATATTCAGTCTGAGAGAATAGTTTCAGATCAAAAGTTGCTCTGTGCATAGTATCAGCAAAGAATTCCATTACAAGAAAACTATCAATAACATTGGATAGTTCAGTATTCTTGACATATTTCTTATAGTCAAGACCAAAAATACTCAACATATGACAAGAGAACTGGCTAACCAGTGTTCCATAATTATAATAATGATTATCGTTATCTCCATCCTTACTGATAAATTCCTTTTTGTAGAATTCAATCATAGAGTTGTAATCATTGGTATTGTTAAAATAATTCTTAATCTTTGTTGAAAGAATCTTCTTAAACCAAGTGTTAAAGTCAACAAGATTGTGTCCTTCACTGGTCATTTTTGCTACAAAATTGCTCTTGATAGCATAAACCTTCACATCTCCAAACAGTCCCTTGATATTCTCATTATCAAATAGCGATACAATCTTATTAATCTTGGGAAACTCTGGTGTGCTTTGATAACGAAGAATAGGAACATAAATGATAGAATCACTATCACTCAATTCATCTAGTTCGTCACTTGTAAGAGTCTTCAAACTAAGAGCATCGTTATATTCGACACTAAGTTTACCAGAATCCTTAGACTGACCATGAATAAAAAATATATCTTGATCGCTAACACTTCCATTACTATTCCTAACTCCAGTTTTACGAGGGCCAGAACTTTGAGTAAGATGCTTATAGTCAGAAACCTTTAACAGATTGTCAGCACCAACATCGTTAATCAGATCATCAAAACCCTTGTCACTTTGAGTATGATCCTTACCATCCATCATCATATACGCAAAGCAATCATTTTGATTACAATATCGTGTAACGATTTTCTTGGCAGTTTCTTCACCCTTAACATCACAAACGAAGAAAGTAATCTTACCATTCTTCTTCTGACTATTCCAGTAAGCATATCCCTTACCTGTCAGAGTATCGTGATGGATTCTATCTGTGAGAGAAATAAGGCGTCGTGAACGATACCCGCTACTCTTGTAATTAAAAACATACAGACTCTTTCCGGTCTTCATCTTATATTCAAGGTCAGAACCACTATTAATATTGTGACTCTTACCATTAGGATCAGTCCACGAAGCACCAACACCCCATCCACCAGACAATTCATTCATCTGATAATATGTTGTGATAGCCTCAATCTTGGTCTTAGCAGAAGAAATCTTCTTACTAAATTCATCCTTCATCTCAAGATAAATCTCTTGAGTCTTTTGACGCAGACTCTTAATTACGCTCTTAGTATACTGCAAACCTTCACGGGAAACGTCCATTTCCAGTTCGCCAATACCAAAATCAAGTTCCAGATAAAGACCAGAGTTAATGATCTCAGTAACAAAACTCTTCCACGAATCAATATCGGCCTTCTGAAAAGCCCTATTCCACTTCGCAATATGATCTGGTTGATCTTCCTTTTCCTGACCAATAATCTGAGCGGTCTGAACAGGATACGCAATATTACCCATGATAGCAACAACACCACTATCAATACGATGATAATTATTAGGATAATACTGGGTATCATTATTGAGTCTGCAAACTCTCCAGCCATTACCGCTAATTACGATATTGGTATTGCTATACTTATGATCTTGCAGATTATTTCCAAGTCCACCCTCAATAATGGGTTTCATTCGGAAATAATGGAAAATCCTAATAGCCTTACTAGTAAACTCAGTAAAATCATGATTCTTAACAGCAAAACTGATTTCAAGACCATTAGCCTCGTCAGTTTCGCAAGTATTAAAAAGATTCAGAGTAGGAACACCACTATCATCAATAGCGGCAATATAGGTATACTTAGTACCATTAAAATAAGAACTGGTAGTAAAACTTTTGGTATAAGCAAATGGACTCTTACTTCCAAGACCAAGACAACCAACAAAATCATTGCTGTCGTTCTTATTAGAAGCACCGTAGGTTGTATACAGATTCTCCATATCTACCTGACTAAGACCAGTGCCATAATCACGCACAGTAAAAGAAGGATTAGCAGATGTTGGCAAGATCACCTTAAAGGGATTCTTATTGCCAGCACTAATATGACTATCATAAGCATTAGTAGATAGTTCACGAATAACTGCCATCACCTTATCAGAATAGAGTGAATCCGAAAGGATTTTAAACATTTTGCTAGTCTGAGCGATGGTAAAACCAGATTCGCTACGAACACCAGCACTATGAGTCTCAATAACACGATCTGCCAACTTCATCTTTATGTCTCCAAATGTCCTGTGAATCGTTCCTGTGATAGCCCAATCATACCACAGTGTTATCGGTTGTCAAGTCCCTTATCTTTAGATTGTATCGCCATCCATCCTAAATATGCCGTAAGGATTCCAAAAAATCCTACGATATTAAATGGTAAGATAAAAAACCACCATATTCCTAATACTATACAAAATAACCCCATTATCCAAATAACTAATGATGGGATGAATCTCGATTTACTCAGAAGAAAAGTTGCTGGCCCTAATAAAATTACTAACAAAAATATTAATGATGCTAATAAGGCTAAACTAGCCATTATAGATAGTTATCACTTTCATCGTCATCTTCTTCATCTTCTTCATAAGAATTATACGGACTCCATTCTGAGTCACCAAATTCATCAGATTCTTCTTCTTCGGAAATAAATATTGATAGATTATTTATAATATCAATTAATAAGCCTAATTTTTCATCTATGGATTCAATTTTGGCATCTAATGATTTTATATAATTTTTTATTTCAAATATATTTTCGTCAAAATTATTCATTTGTTTACCATTCTTAATAATTTGTTTCATAGTATCGTCGAAATCTTTTGACATAAAATACTCCTTATATTCTTATCTATACACCTATTTAATAGGTACTGCATTTACATTGATATCTATTACAATAGTTGCATTTTGGCCCAGGTTTTCCAAACCCCCAGGCATTAGCATTACGATCAAAACTTTCAGGGCCAGTATCAATACAGACCAGTTTAGCCTTATTATTTCGTTTCACATAACCAATATTCCAATAATGACAATCCCAAAATCTAAGACGAGTTTTATTCTCAATAGTTTCCACAAGATTCTGAATATCTTTTAATCTCTTTCCCATCAACTTTTCGTCAAGTATTCTTGCCTTTTCGGTAATATATCCCCAATTAGTATTTAGTTTATACTCTGGATAAGATTCTATTCTGATTGGTAGTTTGCATAAGTTACCAATAACTTTGGGTGCTAAATTATATTTACTCAAAAGTTTTTGTTTTTCATAAGCCTTTTTGGCAAATTTTTTATTACGAAACTGCTTAAATCCTAGACTTTTATCTTCTACTATAAGATAGAATTCGGCAGATCCTCCTTCTCCAGAATGATCTAATTCAATTGTATATTTCATTTAAATACTGGAACTTCTGTTTCGTTAATATTATTACCAGACAAATGCTCAACTAACTCTATAGCCTGTTTTAAATTATCAAAAGCGGCAATAAATTTTACATTTTGTTTAAAGTCCGGCTTTAATGTTCCATGAATTAAATAATATGGCTCTCCTTGTCTTTCATCACAGAAATAATAGTCCTCCATCCTAATGACAGTTTCTATAATGGTTCCACCCTCATAATCAGTAATATCGTGGGCGGTTTCAATTATGAATTTTGAAAAATGAGATTTTGTATTTCCTATGTTTGAACAAAATCCGTGAAAAAATCTATTTGGACAACTTGCCATTTTGCCAATCCTTTTGTAAGAATTCTTCTCTATTTGAATATAATGGTATTAGTTTATCGTCCTTGTCATCAAATCTATTGTAATGCAAAGTTAGATTGTATAGATCGTGTCTATCGTTAATTAAACCATAAGCAACTGGTTGGCTAAAAATAGTTTTGATTTTTTCTTTCAGAGCAACCAATTCTTTTTCACAACTTAGCCAACGATTATTATCGTCAACGCTATTTTTATTAGCATTGAAAACGTCTTGTGTCAAATCTCTTTTAGTCTCTCTCAACTTTTCCAGTTCGTTCTTGGCATTTAATACTGTGAATCTTGTTAAGTTCCAATGTCCAGTATTTATAGCAGTTTCACAGCATTGAATTAAATAGTCTAGTGGATTGGAATTTTCATTCATGTGGAGAATCCTATCTTAAACTTTTCTGCTAATACAACTTCGATCTGGTTTGGTGAAAAATCATGAACATCGTATGAGCGACCATTCCACCATCCACAAGAATATGTAACTGTATTATGACCAGTTATATTAATACCAACAATACTTCCATAAATAGATTCAGTACCTTCTCCTGTCAACTTAACCTTACTACCAATCTTATATAGTTCTAAAACATTTTTGCTCATTTAATTTCCTTTATTAAAGTAAGAATAAGTAGGAGTGGTGGGAGTCGAACCCACACTTGAAGGATTTTAAGTCCTTTGTCTCTGCCTTTGGACTACACTCCCATAAAAAATAATCGACTACAACAATAAATGATTTGAGGTTAATAATCAGTGTGCCTCAACCATTTAAACTACTGTAGCCGATCATCTTTGGTTTTTAATCAAGTGTTAGCATGGGCCTTGAGGCGACGAACAACCTCTGCCATAGCCTCTACGTTATCAACGGTCTTAGTTGGCTTCGCACGTTCCATTGATGGTAGTTCAATACCCTTCTTAGAAAGAGCGGCCTTTGTACGAGCATAACGAGCCATCGTACTAGCAACCTTTTGACCAGTCTTGGTAGCAATCTCAGCATAGGTCTTGCTGGAAAAAACTGCTTCCAGAAACTGTTCATCAGAACAACGAACACGGGTCTGCTTATCGACCATAGTAACTTCAGCCATAATCAACCTCCAAATCATTTCCAATTTTTATCTTGCGAGTCAGTCACTCGACTGATACTCTCGCTCGACTCCTTCATTCTAACATCCATTATCGACTTGTCAACTGAGCAACCTTGAATTTTTCTTTCTGCTAGGACGGAATACTATTGTTCATCAATAGGAAGCATTATTGCAAGTAGTAGATAAATCCATAGTAGAATACTACCAGTAAAAATAGTTCCAAGAACAAATCCTAATCTAATTATAGATGATTCAACTCCTGTTGCTTTTGCTATTCCTCCACAAACCCCAAATATCATTTTATTTTTAGAATCTTTTTTTATTTTATCCATCTTATACCTCTAGTAAAGATGTATTATTTTCATCTATATGATTATTTAATGACGCAAGGATTTCTTTTAAGTTATCGTTTTCTTTCTCAAGAATTTTGATTATCGATTCAGAAGTCTTAAGTGCTTTTGTTAGGTGATAAACCTTGTTATAAAGTTCTTCTGCAACAAATTCTTTTATATTTATTTTCATGGTTTTTCTTTATCTAGATATAGATTGTTTCTATTTTTTAGATACACCCTTCAATAGATAATCCATATCAATATTCTCAAGATCAACAATATTATTGTCTATTTTAATGTCTTTAAATTTAGAAGATAAAGATTTTATCTCTACTTTATTTTTTTCTTTTACTAAATCTAAATATTTAATAGTTTCTGTAATCGCTCTGGTCATGGATATGTTATTATTATCTAAGACATTTCTTATGATTTTGTTTTTTTCTATGATAAATTTAACTCTATCTATTATAGTAGAATTTTCTTTATATCTATAAACTAGTCTATTTGCTATCCATAGTAAAAAATCCTCATCATTATTAAATGAATTAATCATTTTAAAATAGAATCCAAATAGTTTTTAAGTGATAGTATCTGTTTATCATTGAGTATAATTTGATCAGAGTACGGTCGATGATGGAACAATACCTGATAAATGTATCGCAATTTCTGCCAAAATGACATTTTATGACTATAGGATGACATATTTTCATATATTGAAAGTTCAGTTAATCCATACTCAGAATCATGATCTAATACTAGAATCTCACTCCTACAATCACATAATATGAAAGTAGTTTTATTTTTCTCGAACTTTATCACGTTTAGTGTTTTTGCTTTTTTTGAAGATTCTTTCATAGTTTTTGTCCCATGTTTCTTGATCCACTGATCGTGGTCTTTTTTTAGAACCTTTACCATTTTCACTCATAATCAATCCTCCAGAACAAAACTCCAGTATCGGCTATCTTCCTTCTTTTGAAGATCATCCCAGTAAATAGATCGTGCAATATAGGACGGAACCTTGAGTTTGCCACAATTCACCATCCAATGACGCTCCATCTTTTTATAGGTTGTTGAACCGCTCTTGCTCTTATTATATTTGAGATGTTCCATATCGTAAAGTCGAAGTTGATGAACATCACCACACAATACTCGTGCCTCATTCGGATGGATCATTTCAAGAGCAAAACTAATCTTAGCCAATCCGATTCCACTAATCTTATTCAGAATACTGTCACGCTTCTTAACATGACCCTTCTTAGATGTAAAGTAAAAATCTTTAGGATTGGCCCAAAACTTCTCACTAAAGTCCCAAATATAATTGGTACGATTATTGTGAAGTCCAACACCGCTCTTATGAAGTTTATTTAGCAGAGTCTCTTTGTTGTCGATCCACTCATTAAAGTTCTTGATAGCATTATATCCTGAGCAATTACCCTTCCAAGTGGTATGAACAGAGCAATAGGCAAACAAATAGCGACGAAAAATATCCTCAACATTCTGAGGACGAACACTCTCCCAATATTCCTTGTATGAGACAACCTTATCTCGCGGAAAAGTTTCAAAGAAAATATCGGCCTTAGTCTTATCCAAGGTGGTATTTTGAACAGGAATAACAGAGTTCTCAACGATCATTGGTTTCTCCAAAAGTGTTTCAAGCGTTATGCTAACATTCTACACTAGCGTTATCGTCTTGTCAAGACCGATTCTTGAATCATCGTTTGCTGGATCGACGCAACAAATATTTATGCTCTGGATATTTTTTGTTGAGTTTATGTCTTTTAGATTGTGTGTCAATCTTATTTTTTTGATTAAAATTACGTCTATCTAATTCTTCTTTAGCAAAAGACGCAGTGAGTAAATCTACAGTATCAGGATTTAGAACTATATGTTTTAAATCTCTAGTACTCATACTAATGATCTTAAAATGTAGAATTTCTGCTGGAGTTCTATCTTTTTTTGTATTTGAAAATAGTTGCTTTTCTCTATTAAAAGTTTTCTTTCCTTTTCCTTTCCTGATCATTATACCGTCCTCTCCGATCCATGCAGGATTTTAAAAGTAGGAAATCTAAGAGATATGCCCCCATCTTGGTTTTTAGTCTCTTCAAAATATTGAACAGTAATAATTTTTCCAAGAATCTTACTAGGGTCTTTATAAAACTCTTGACGCTGCTCAATAGTGAAACCACTACCAACTCGTACAATATTATTCTTATGTTGAATCATAACACAACTCAGCATTGTTTCTTCCCATTCAGCACTATCTTTAACATATCTGAAATCGCCCATTTCAGTATCAATTACTTTATACTCATCATCAAAAAATTTCTTAACCTTTAGCAAATCTTTGCTACGCTTGCCTTTATATGGTTCATCAGCACGAAGCATTACTCCTTCCCATCCATAATCAGCGGCTTTTTTAACCCACTCTTGAAAATGGTCATCATTCCTAATAACTTCTTGCTCAAGAACAGTTAAACATGGACATTCATTTGGTTGCATAACAGCACACAGATTAGCATATCTAATAGAATATGGTCTATTCTTATCTCCCTTCTTACTATAGAACTCATCATGAGTTATAATATCAAAAATCTTGTATGACGGATTAGGAATAGTATGATCCTTCTTTTTCAGTTGCTTCATAACTCCCTGAAAATCCTCATTACCATCCTCGTCAACCAAACAAAGTTCACCATCAAATACAACATTAGTAACTCCCAATGCCTTGATTCCACCAGCAACAACATCAAGAGTATCAAAAGTCTTTCCGGTTCTTGAAAAGAAAGTGGTATTACCAAACACATCAACAATAGCGATACATCTGGCCCCATCAATTTTCCTACTAACATACCAACCGTCCTTCCAATCTACAATTTTAGGCTCATATTTATCAGCAAGAGCAACGCTAAACTCTGGAATATGGTCAGGAATAGCCTTATTAATAATCTTATCACCAGCACGAGTTTTCAAATCCTTATCGATAATGCAATGGATAAGTTCCTCATGCTCAGGATAACTATCAATAAAAGTATTTACCGAACCAATAGCATCGTGACCAGTAATTTTTCTACTTTTTAGATCGTCAAGCATAACGAATAAATGCTTGTATTCTTTTCCACGAAGATGGCTTTTCTTTTGCAGATTATCGCTGGTAACATTATATTGCCACAGTGGATGATAAGTATACTTTAAAATTTGTTTAGCAAAAGTTGCAGAAGCACTAGTCTGATTACAATAGTCCTCAATAATTCCCTGCTTCTCAATGGTGCTACTAGTAGTTCTAAGATCGCTTACCATATTCCAAACATAATCAAAATCGTGAGTCATTCCAATTTCTCCTTGTTGTGTCCTTCCAGTATATCATAAGAAATCGCTCTGTCAAGTATCGACTGTTTAGTGGTGATTCTTGAACCGTCTGCGTAATTTTGCAACTAAATCGCCGCCTGCTGTTTGGAAAAAACAAGGCAATACTGAATGTATGATGAGATAAAATCCTGCTAATAAACAACATATTCCATAGAAAAAAGCAAATATAAAATGTTGCAGATAAGACATATTATTTTCTTTTAGGTGTTGAATCCATTTAGAATAAAGATTCATTTGTTGTTTCCTATTAAATAGAATAGTTCACAACTTTAATTACACCGTAAAATTATTGGGTTATTTAATTTGCTCAGTATATAAAACACTATCTAAGTGAGTCCTTTTTGCATTGAACATATACGATAACAAATTACAAATGCTTTGCATATTATCTCCAAGATTACCAGATGCCATATTGCATGACTGACATAGCCAACCCCTTAGATAGTCATACTCTGGATCATGATCCATATGCCATTTATATGGGGTCTTAAAATTCTCTGGTAATTTTTTACAAACTGGACAACATGATGGTTTTTCTGGTGCTGTTTTGTGTAATTTTCTCCTAATTTTATTTATTTTTTTAACACATTTTTTACATCTAGAATCTAAACCATCTTTAAATCTTTTATGTTTAGAAAAAGATTTTTTGTTTTTTCTTTCGTAACATTTAACGCAAATTTTTCTAGTCATAATTAAGTGGAGGCGTTGGCATTGAAGCCAAGTCCAGAGTAATTTCAATATAAACTTCTACATCGTTAGTCTATTGTAATTTGGACACTAGACAAACCTAGAAGAAATTATCTTCATCAGATCGGTTACGATCATTGTCTATGTTTTCGGGTTAGACTTCCTTATCAGATTTATCTGAGTCAACATGATTGGGTAATAAGGCCCATATAGCCCCACTCGTACCTAACTAATTAGGCAGCGAGGGCGAGATTTACTTCGCCAATTAACATTTTTTTGAATAACTTTTATACTGGCCTGTTATTCAACCAGTCGATGCCATCCATATCTCTATTTACCTGTCGATACCTTTCGCCCCCTTAGTTTTCTAATTCCATCAATCTATCATGTAAATCACTAACCATCCTTGTGTGTATTATCTCGTTAATCTGATTGGTTTCTTTAACAGCCTCCAAACATTCTGAATGAATAACATTCATGGTGAGAGAAGCAAATAAAACTGATAATAGACATATAAACAGAAGTCTGTATTTCATAATAATCTTTCTTTTAGGCGGGTTAGTTACTTAACTAATATAAAGGAAGGCTATTGATCTTATACACCATAAATAGGGCGTGTTGGAGTCGAACCAACCTTTTGAATACCTTATAAGAGTATGTGCCACTACCGGCGGCAACGCCCCGTGTTGTTCTTGTATTATACCATCGTCAATCGTCCTGTCAACCCTTTAGCCTAAATTCTTTTTCTTAGTTCCGTAAGTTCTGCTTCATACTTTTTGATATTATTATACATCTCATTACAACTCACACAAAAATCCGATGAGATATATGCCTTACAATCATGTATCTTATCTTCAAGATCCCTGATCTTTCTTTTTATTTCTTGGTTTTGATGATCTGTCATTTGATTTTCTCTTTTTCTTTGTTGTTTTTGTGATTTCTGGATTTGCCCAAAAAACCATTTCATTAATATTTTCATCCCAAGCACACTCTACCAATCCTTTGGCAGCGAGTTTTGCTAGTCCAACATTATGAATCCATATTACAGTATATTCATAGATTTTTTCATTAGAATCTTCATCCAATAATGGTCTGTCGTTATCGTCAAAACCAACACAGTTTTCTTTTACCAAAGAAATCATTTGATGAACACTAATAAATTCATCTAAATTTTCATCACAAGATGTAGATATGCTTCTAGCCGCAGCATCACGCATTTCCGTTACATATCCTTCAATATCAACAATAGCATAAACGTCGCTCATGTTCATACTCTCCAAAAGTAATTCATTAGATATATTTAGTTACACCAGAGCCATTATCATTATCAGAAATATGGTCAATAGTATTTTGAAGAGTATATTCTCCTCTGGGTAGCCATTTATTTGTTGAGTTTAGTGCCGTACTGATTTGAGGAATCCAGTGTTGATATGCAAGACTATGTTCTGATGGAAAATGACTTTTAAGAATACGCTCAATATGAAACATAGCACCTTCAATTTCATCACGATAATCAAGCAGTTTATTCAACTGGTGTTTTTGCTCGTTATTTAAACTCATTCAGCAGAACCTCGTTGTTTAAGTTTCATCAACTTATGCTTGATTTTCCAAACACCAGTTTCTTTGTTTTGAGTATCTCCACCCATATAAATATGAGCAATACCAGCGTTCTTGTCAAGCCCCCAAGCAAGAATACCTTGGTCATCAACTCTCTCAACAACAAACCTACCACGATACCCCATAGGAATAAACTCTTGTCCTACTTTGCTAACAAAGTAAGGCCCACCACCAACCTTGATTCTATCACCCTTAACCAGTTCACGCCAATCAACCTTATGAATAATCTTAGTTTCTTTAGCCTCTCGACCCTTTACCTTGAAGATAAAAGGAGTATTACACTTCTTACACATATAAGCACGGGGGCCAGTAGTTTGACCACAATTCTCACAAGTCTTTTGTCCCTTACCCATTTTATTCTTCTCCGGTGCGTTGTTTAAGCCTTATGCTCCAAGTATAACAGGATTATCGGCGTTGTCAAGAAGGATTCTTTAAGAATTCTCTATGAGTGGGACAAAGAGTGGTAAACCAACCACTTTTATTGCACTCTCCTTTATTTCCACAAACTTCACAAGTCTTATAACTTATTGCTTCTGCCATACTCACCAATCCCTCAATATATTCATCACCACCACTAAAATACATCCTAAGACCGCCGTATTTTTCCTTTACCTGATCAAATTTAACAGGAAAATAATTGGTCCTATATTCTGGATCAGTTTTCTGTTTAAACTTTGTTTGCCAGAGATCATTATCTTCATGTTGTTTAATCATCCAACAAACACTAGATATAATCTCATACCATCCATTTCCGCACTCTATACCAAAAGACATACAACTATTTCGTGGCCCAAGGTCTTTGTTAGAAAAGAATTCTGGATACTTTTCAAAGAGTTGGTTTTGTAATTCCTGATCCATTTGGCCCATCCTTTATTTCTAGTTTACCGGGACTATAGTGACAAAAATAACTAGCATGAATTTTACGCTTAGTTAGTTGAATAGTTGTATCAAAAATTTCAATATACACATTAATACGATAACGATTTTCCCAAACATTAATAATCTTAGTCATAAGATGACTCTTAGGCTTCTCAACTTGCTTAAACAAGAGGCTTTCGATTTCTAATTCCATTTAAACAGTCTCCATGTTTGTGTTAGAAGTATCAATACTCAAAGAAATCTTCTTATCAGGCATTTCAATAAAATCAGTAGGATAATATCCTAGTGTTTCAAAATCAAATACCTGTACAGGTTCTTGCCAAGGGAAACTACCGGGATTATTAATATCGTTCGCTCTTTCATAAAGAAAGTTATACAGTTGTAACCAAGTCATATTATAATTCATCGACTTCTCCTGTTGGCACGATCAAGTTTACGAATAGTTTCTTTAGCATTAGCAGGAACCATAACTAGGGATGGTGCTGTTTTATGAGAAAAGTCCATATACCCCACAGCACGATTTTCTACACTACAATCTTTGCAAATAATTTTGCGACCAGTTTCAACAAGAAACTCGTAGCGATCAATTCCAACACAGTTTTTGCAATAAACGCAATTCATGGTTTCCTCTGTTTAGCGGATTATACCATAACCATCGGCATTGTCAACTGGCTGACTTCAATCAAATTTCCAAGATTGTCGATAAAATTCCCATCATCGTTACTATAATAGATTTCATTCAATCCGACAGCATTAAGAAGTTTATTACAGTTTTCACAAGGCTTACTTCCTAAAATAAGTCCCTTTCTGTTGATACGCAATACAACAACTGACCAATTAGGATCAATGGTATTATACTTATCCAAAAGTTTAGAAATAAGACGAGATTCAGAATGATAATATGGGAACTCCTTATATTTTTCCAGATTAAAATCTTCACCAATCCTATAAGCACCAGCATGAGTCTTAATCGGGTTATTTTGGGTGAAACAAATTAGTTTGGTTCCATCAAACGCAGCAGAAAAATGGTAGCATCGAATTGCCTTGCATGGATTCCAGTTATTATAAGCCTTACGAATTGTTTTATTGATAATCTTCATTTACTCGCCATCATATACAGACCAATATTAGCAAATGCGTAACCAACATAGGTAATTAGCATACCATAGTTCTTATGAAAAATAAACTGCTCTAGTGCAACATACAAATAAATTAAACCTGTAATTAAAATTAGATGATGACTCACGCTGCAACTCCTTTAGTAATTTCTATATGATTTTCTATAGCATAATCTTTTGCTTTTAATTCCATATCAACATCAAATTCTAGCCCATAAGTGTTGAAAGCGTTTTCTGAATAATCAGCGTGTTTACGAGGATTATTTCCAACAGCAGATTCACTATAATGAAACAAAGGTTTCGTCTGCCAAGTATCCCAGCACATATTAATCGCCTCGCATTCTGTCAAATTATTAGGATGACATTTATGATGCAAATAGTCGAAACAAATAGGAATACGAGTGATAGGATGAAAAATATCAACCAGTTCTTTCACACTCCAGCAATTAAGTTTATCATCATTTTCAATAGTGAGCCGTGCCTGACAATTTTCATCAAGACGCTTAAAGTTTTCATAAAAACGACGAGAGATTTCTTCTCTGGTTCCGTTATTATTATGAACATGAAGATTCATGGGAGAATTAGTGTCTGCTGGCAAGCCAATTCTATCGAAAAAACTACTATAGAAATTTAGTTCTGTGATAGTCTTTTCAATAACTCTAGGAGTCAAACTAGATAAACTATTAAATTCACTAGGATGACAAGATACTCTAACATTATGTCTACGAATGGTAGATGCTATATTATCAAATTCATCTTGAATAGCATCATGATTGGGCAAATCTTCCAAACTTACATTAGCCTCATCATAAGTAATGAGAGGAAAAATATCGCTACTAACACGATAAACATAATTATTTTCACCACAAAACTCAATAGTTCTATCCGTAGTAATAAGATTATTACGAATTCTGTCTCCAAGAATTTCTAATGCTTCTTCTCGCGGCAGAGAATTAAAGCGTTTAAAAGTCATGGTCTGATGACCAAAACCCTGCTCTTTAAGTTTGAGCGAAATGCAACACAACCCAAATCTCATAGTTTCCTCGTTTTCGATCAGTATACCATAAGGTATCGTCGCGGTCAAGCAATAACTTGAATAATTTCCTCAACACTGTAGATTTTTAATATCTTGTGATCATGATGATATATTTCTTTAAACATAATAATGGCATGATCAGTTGAATCCGCGATAACTATTTCATTCATAAAAATAGTTTGCTTATATTTATCAAACTTACTATAAACTTGAGCAGTAATGTTATAGTGTTTCATTATTCCAACCTATTGTTAATTTTTATTTAAATGCAAATTATAAATTCTTTGAACTAAAGCCAAAAAATCTTGTTTAGATAAAATTCCTTTAGCAGAATTACAGTTGAAACAACACGCTACTACGTTATTGGTGTTGTAACCAATATTGTTATTGATCCTATCTATACCATTATAGATATAGTCTCCACTGCTTTTCCCTTGTCCTTTAATTATTCTCGATGGTTCTATTCCACAATAAAAACATGATTCTTTAGTCAATACTCTAAATTGTTTTTTTGATAAATTAAAAGCATATCCTCTTTTTGCGGCTGATGTTCGATATTGAAGATATAAATTATTAAATGCTGATTCTCCTTGTGGTAGTTGCCAGGGCATATTTTTTGCACCTTTTGATTTCCATTTACTAGAATCTCTCTGAGAACATCCACAACTAATAGTTCTATCTCTTTTTAGTAGATTATTTCTAATCCATTTGTTATCACTTCCACATAATTTACATTTAACTTTAGAATATCCTCTTTTTGTTTTAGATTTTCCTTCGACAATAGTTTTTTGTTCAATTATTTCTAAATTACCTTTAGCAATTTTATCTCCAATATTTAAACTTTTAGGTCTTGGCATAGTAATGACTCCATGAATGTAAAATTACTTTTTATACATTCTTAGATACACCATTCTTTATCTAAACCACCTAATGCTTCAGAAATAGATGGAAATTGCTCAGTAAATATCTGTTTACATTCTTTTGCTATATCCATATGCTCCTTTTGAGTACCGTTTTTTTCTCGTAATGCTATGTATGTAATCCATGATCTAACATTACCAGAAACATAAAGTCGAGTAGGAGTTGCTAATGGTAATATAAATCTTGCACATTCTTTAGCAATACCGTCTGCAATCATACTATCATATAACGCTTTGGCTTTACCGAAATGCTCACGAATTTTTGTATTCCATTTTACTCGTATCTCATCGCCCATATCATCAATACTATTTTGTCTGTTTTTATTATCTTGGCGACGAAGTTCAAACAAGGGAATATCATCAGCCAATAACGTAGTATCAGCATATCTTTGAGAAAATTCCTGAAAAGTAAATGATCTATGTCTTAGAATCTGAGCAGCAAGACCTCTGGTTGTATTAATCTCTACAGTCATAAAACCATGCTCAAATATACTCCAATGTTGATGATCTATACAATATTTCAAAAGTTTAGCATAATTACCATTGTTCTGATTATTCGGGTTCGATACTCTCGCACAATAAGACATTAATTTTTCAGCATCTGGGGTGACACTAACTAATTTTACTTTACTCATACTTGCTCCTTTGTTTGAATAATATCAAATTCTTCTAATGGACAAAGTTCTTCATCCCAAAAGCCATTTCTTAATCCTCGTCCTAATATGTGGCCCGCTTTAATCCAAATTTGGTAGTCTTCTTCAGATATTCTTTTTAGTGTTTTTCCCCAATCACAAATAGTAGCATCAAAAACTTCTGTGCCAGCGTCAAACCACTCACCAGATTTTGATATAAATTTAAGATACATTTATTCTCTCTCTATCAAATCTATTTGTTTTAGTCTCCCACCAGAAGTGGATCATTGTACTATCTCCATTAAAGTATATTGGACAAAAATCTGGACGAAATATACTATTTAGATCACAAGCAACACAAGTAAAAAATAATTGTGATCTTGGATAACCATAATCTAAAAGTTTTTTCTCTATTTTCTTAAAATTATTCCCACTAAGACATCCACTATCTATCACAATTAATGTATAATATGGATCTAATTTATCTGGATGAATAAATGCCTCAAACTCATCTTTATATGGAATATTAACTGGTTCTATATCAATAGGCTCGTTTTTAGTTGATAATTTATGAGCCATTAGTTGGGCCATAAGCCCAGAATATTCATAACTTAATTGTAATATGGCAATTTTGCTAGATAAATTAATAAGACTATTCTGACGAATTTCTTCACAGATTTTATCTATACATTTAGTTTCCCAGTCTCTATCCACATATAGACTATTTTTCATTTTTATCCCAATCGAATACCTTAACTATTTTATCCCATACCGGCTTAAAAAAATAAACGGTAATCACACTAGATATACCACCAATCATGCCATTAATCACTGGTGTTGTTATTAAAACCGGTACTACACACTGTTTTTCTACTGGTTCATTAGTCTGCTGTTGAGAATTTTGCATCGTCTTGTTTTTCTAAATATTGTTTTTGATGCTCCACATACTTATCATTTGTCATGTTATTAAAAATGGCGAGGGCTACTTTACTAACACTAAGAGCAACCCCTGTAATATTAGGATCATCATTCTTGCACCAGTAATAACTAGCCCCATTAATACTATCATCTTTGTCTTTAATTATAGAGTAACCTTTATTTTTTGCCCAAGATCGAATTTCTGTCCAAAGCATAAAACCTCCTAACAACTCATATTACCAGACTTGGATGGTTTGTCAATACATACTCTATTTCTACTATCAGTATAGTCCACATCTTTATCGTAATGCTTCCATGCTGTTTTGTGTTTAACTGCAATGATTTCTTTTCTTTGTTTCCAAATCTCTTGTTTTTGATAATCAATAAGTTTCCACAAATCCTTAATATAATCAAGAATAGGTTCTTTTTTGTATTGAGTTAAAATTCTATCTACATTGGAACTATTCATTGGCTCATATTTCAGAGTCATATCATAGTTATCTGGATTCCAATCGGGATCATAAGTTTGACTCATTTTTGTAACCATTCTTTTGCTTGAGACTCTTTTTTATATTTCCATCCAGCAGCAAAACCTTCTATATATAATTTCTTCATAACATTGATACTTTGTTTATTTTGACTAATAAAAGATAAATTTTTTGATACCCATTCATCATAACTTTTTTCTTCATCACATAAATCTTCATTCATTTTTAACTTTCTCGGTATTATATTTTTGATAGATTTTATTTATTCCAGCAATAACTGATGAACAGGTCATGTTAATTAATTTATTATCATCATTATCTGTTATATAGGCTTGAATTTCATCGTTTAATACTTCTTTACAGTATCCTTTTTCTAAAATATATTCATTGGTATCTTTTAATTTTTTTTGATTCTTTTTTAGGAAACTATCTATTTCATTTCTATATTTTAGGTTAGAAGCATATAAAGCATGAGATAGTTCATGTCTCAATGTGCTACTATTTTGAGCACCAATAATATAAAAGTTATCTTTACGATAACGAAATAATTCTAATAGTCTGTTTTCTTCTACTGTTAAAGGATCAAACAATCCATCTTTGAATGGTATTAAAACTTTACTTGGAAAATTGAAACCAATCCATGTTGTATGATAATTATTTGCTCCATATGTTTCAGAATACCAATGTCTTAGTTGTCCAAATGTAAATATATTATCTCTAAATTTTGGATTAGCACTTTCATAGTGTTCTTGAAAACGCATGAAAGTTAATCCTAGTTCTTCCTGAGAATCAGCAAAAACCCAAACACTATTATAGGGTTGTTGTTTACAATTTATCATTGATATTCTAGAGTAGAATTATATCCTGGTGGTAAATCTGAGTTTAGAATAGTTCTTTGTTCTTCTCTAAGAATTGCTATTTCTTTTCTTTGAGTTCTTATTTCTTTATGTAGACTATCATTAAGTTTTTCTAAATGATCTACCCTAGCAATTAAACTATTAATATAGTCGTCTATATCCATTCTTTTCCTAACTTAGATAATGTTGATTTAACCATACCATCGTCATAAAAACAATCTTCTTTGTTTGCTATTAATTCATTATATTTTTCAGGCCAGACATTATACAAGGTATTCATTATGGTTTGACCATATCTTAACTCAAAAGAGTAATAATTATAGGTATCATCCACAAGTTTTAGAAAATCATTAAATGAAATTTTATTCGACATCATACCACTCCGGAAAATCTAATAAATATAAATCAGCAAATGGAGCATTAAGCCCATCATTTATATTAGATCCTAAAATTGGGGAGTCAACTTCTATTTCATTTTTCATTCTGATCAACCTCGATTTCTGCACCGTCAAATACCCAGTGATTCATATAATCTCTGGGATTGGTTCCTATTGGTTTATTGACAATTTTGAATTTCACATCAAAAATACCACTCAGTCCCTGATTATGATAAAGATATTTTATAATAGCATCCTTAACATCTTCATCGCTCATGGTTATATGAGTCTTATTATTAATTTTCATTTACAAAATCCCTTAGTTTCTTGATAGCAGAGTCGATTGTTTTAACAACCGCCCCACTTAATGCGTAGTCCTTTTTATAGGATGCTAGAGCATCCAGTATCTTCCATGCTTCATTTTTGTTAATATCAATACTCATACGAATAATCTGTCCTTTAGTAAATCTCTGATAGTTTCTGTCACATTAATTCCATCAACGATAATATCATTATCGCCACCCTTTATGGGATTAGATGGCATCTTTTCTGATACTCTATTATAGAGCCAAAATATAACAAACTTTTGTTCAGTTGTTAAACTCGTCATTAGTTATACTCTGGTGGATTCCAGTTGGGCCAATATTTTTTTGGTACGGCTTTTTCTGGATGATAATATACTTGTTTATGTAAACTTTCTATTCTATCTATTAGTTCCTTGACTTTTCGTTCAAGATTAAGTAATGACTCTAATACCACATCAATCTTTTGTTTAGCGGGCGTTTTCTTTTTAGTAATTTTCTTTTTCATACTTCTTCTCCAGTATTATAGTCAAGTACGGACTTTTTACAAGCCTCTAGCATTTTCTTCAAGTTGTGCTTTAATCCTTCGACATTATCTGACACGGGAAGTGATATTTTACCAATGTTTACAATGTCTAGATTTTCATCATGATATACATCATGCACAGTATAAGTAATATCAATTCCTCCCCCAGGAATCTTGGTTGCTTTTTTAATGACTCGATAGTTCCAACTCATTATTATAGTCCTAATTCTTCGTCGAGGTCACTTAATTTTTCTAATGTTTCTAATCTTTTTTGTTTGGCCTCATAAGGTTTAACAATCCATCCCATCATCATCAGATCAAGTTTAATTTCATCAGTAACAATACTTTCATTACCAGAGCAATACCAATCCATATAGTTACCATCTTTTATTATATCGGCAACTATACCTCCAGACATTCTCCAAGAGCAAGTCCATTCTTTGTCGCCATAAAAAAATCGGTTATTACATAAAGCCCCATATAAATCTCTACAATAGACTGGGCTATTAAGACATTTGGCTACTATACGTTCATTATTAATTAGATCTTGTTCTAAATCTGGCTTATCAAAAACTTCCTTTATTGTGTTATCTAAGTCCATAGCGAACTCCTAATTTTGATTAGTTCAATTAGTTTTTCAGTATCTTCTTCTTCATACTTATGTTCCATCTCATCAATCTTACGATAATAATATTTTCCATCTTTTTGTTTGGTGAACAGATCATATGGGTTTGCTCTATAATCTCTATCCAGCCACCAATTGTAAAGTTGTAAAATCTTCTGAGAGTCTATAGCCTGTGCTGTTGGTTTGTTATAATCTTCATCATCTGGATTGAAACCATAATCTTCATTCAGTTTTAATTGACCTGCCCAGTTTAGATAATCCAAACCCGCTTGTTTACATCGTCCTTTAATAAACTTATATTTTCGTTCTGGATACGCTTTCATAGTATGAGCAAGTTCACTCTCAACAAAAATAACTAACTCATTAAAAATCCCATGAAGAATTCTATGATCTAAATCGTAATATTCTCCAGCAGGCAATCCTGTTTTCAGATAATGAAGTTTACCAAAGAATCTGTTACGAACATAAACTTCTATGGTATGATAAATATCCATTGGAAGATTCACAATGTCTTGCAAAAAGTCTAGAACTTTTTCTGCCACCCAATATCTATAAGGATGTTTCTTTGCTGATGTTTCTCTCCAATCATTCCATTTTTGCCACTCTAAAGCAAAAGGTTTTTTAATACCTCTAATTTTATCGGCAAAACCAGAGCAACTCCAGTAGTTAACTCTTGATCTTTTAAGTATTCTAAACATTGATATTATTTCTTTTGGTGTATTATAATTATAGAGATGTATTGCGGACATTTCTAATAACCGTACAATGTATTATACCAGAAGCCTGAATGTTTGTCAACCGCAATTTGACAGCATTTGGGCTTTCTGTTTTTAGGTGCTACATGAAAAATAAAATATGTACAAAATGCAAACAAGAAAAAGAAATTTCTAACTTTAATAAACAAAAAGGAGGAAAAGATGGATTGAGATCACAATGTAAACAATGTATTAAAGACTATCGGAAGACATACGATGCAGAATATTATTTATTACATAAACAAAAATTATGCGAAAATAAAAGAAAATATAATAAACAAAACGCAGATATAATTAGCATAAAAAATAAACAACGAAGAATTAAATATAATGAATATTATAGAGAAAAAGACAAAAAAACTTATCTAAAACATAAATATAAAATACTGTCTCGTAAAAAAGAATATAATAAAAATAATAAAAATCTAATAAATCAAAGAAACAACAAAAAAAGAAAAATAAACACACAATTTAGATTAGCAGAAAATTTAAGACGTAGAATTAATCATGCTATTCGAGGAAAAATAAAATCAGATAGATCATTTAATTTAATAGGATGTTCTGTGGAAGAACTTAAAAAATATTTAGAAAATAAATTTACAAACGGTATGAGTTGGAAAAATTATGGATTATATGGTTGGCATATAGATCATATAATACCTTGTTCTAGTTTTGATTTAAACAATCCAGAAGAACAGAAAAAATGTTTCCATTATTCTAATCTACAACCTTTATGGGCAAAAGACAATCTAAGCAAAGGAGATAAATTAAATTGGCTATAGATCAATATTCACTTCATACTTGTTGAGCATCTTATAGAATTCTTCTCTTATACTATATAAGGCATTATCAGCACTATTAAACTGATGACCATATTTTTCCCACTCTCGTAATTGTTGACTAAATTGCCACAACATACGCTGACACTTTTGTGCTTGGTTCATTATATCATACTGAACCTTATCTTCTGGAATATCCAGATCAAAATTAAATGTGGCTTTCATAATGGAAAATAACACTTCCCTTCTAATGGGTCTTTTTCATATGGGTAATTAAATGGCCCCAAAACTTTTCGTCTTTTGTCTTTAATGTAATCTAATACTTCAGTGAAACAAGTTTCACAAATTTGAATATCATATTGAATACCATCTTGATTGGAACAATATCCCCAAGTCGAACTTAGTTCAGCATATTCATGGTCTATGTCTTTGGAGCAATTTTCTCCACAGCAATCACAATGAATCTTATCAAGAACTTTAACTGTTTTTTTCTTGTAGGTTTTCATTTGTATCTTTGCACATTAAGCCATGTGTTCTCTTCTTGTTTTTTTAATTGGAGAGATTTTGTCCATATATCATCATGGTTCATTTTTTAAATATCCTTCATTTATTCTAACTCTTATTCCATGACTATGAAATATGCTAAAGTCGGTTTGGTATAACGGAAGATTAATCCCAATAACCTTATTGGTTTTGCTGCACCTAACCAAACTAATATCAGCACCTTCTCCCTTTATCCATTCATGGTAAGTATTAGTATTAGTATCAAGCAACAATTCTACTCTATCAGACCCTTTATCAATCCATAAAGAGGCACAGGGTTTATATCTTGTCGCTTCTTTTATCAAATAATCCCAATCAAAATTTTCCATAATCTTTCCTTCCTGTTTTGTTTCCTAATTTGCTTATTAATTTCATTTTACTTTCTCTGGTGTTTGATAAAATCTCAGATAAGTATTTGGCGGAAATTGATTCATGACCAAAACTTCTGGTGATGGGCCTGTTGTCATTTTAACCATATACATATAACCCTCTGGGCCTAACACTCTAAATTCTACGTTGTCAAATCTCTCAATAGTTTCTTCTGTGTCTTTGTCTATAAACTCTAAAGTGTCTTGAAATTTATATTCTATTTCATTAATTTTGTCATCTTTAATGAAAATAGATAATACTCCCATCATAAGAGGCACACTAAGTACCCCGATTATAAAACCAAGAACTGCTGAGTGGTCATTTTTAAACATTATTGAGATTCTCTTGCTTTTGTTTATCGGCTTTCTTCTTTTCCTTAATTTTCATTAAATCTTTAACTCTAGCATTATACTCTTTATCGTTTTCTAGTCTAGTAATAACCAGTTCAAATGATCCATGATCACTATCAGGAGTACTTTCCCAAGACCAATATAATTCAATAACATCATTTCGATCTTCCAAATAAGCATCTTGAGTTGTTCTCAATTCTTTACAAATATCTTCTGGACTTCCAGACAAATCCCAAGGACTCACAGAAGTTATTGACTCTTTTGTTTGTTTTCTTTTAATTTTTTTCATCATATTCCTCCTGAGTCAGCCACTTTCCGGTAGTTGCATCTTGGCTACTAAAAGTTCCCATGCCCATACATTGTTCACACGCTGCCATATCTATTTTCGGCCCAGCATCACCATATTCTTTAAGTAAAGTCTGGTAACGCTCATTTACAACGTCGCAGTAGTTATAACCGTCGCCGTTAGGTAGTTTAACACACTTTTCACATTTGTCAACCATCAGATGATGATTAAAAAATATAGCCAGTGACGCATCCATCATTAATTTATTAACGTCGGTAAGTTTTTCTCCCTTGCCTTTACAAGATGAACAAACTATTACTGGATGTTCTGATTCTTTTTGAATATTTTCTGGAACAGGGTCAGGAACGTCTGGATTAACTATTGCTTTCCATGATGCTACTATATTCCAAGTATGATCTGATAGCAATCTATAGTGAGTATATTGTATATCAATAATTTTACCCTTTTTGACTCTAATATCTGCTACTCTAAAATCTTCATAAGTTTCTGGGTTTTGTATTGGGCCACTTTCATATTTCTCATGTAACACCCATGTTTGTGTAAGATCTTTAACATTAAAATTAAGGTTGCCTCTCATTACCGGCATAAAATAACCTTTACGACCAGTTGGTTGAACTACCTCTCCATACATAACCCATCCATCACAATATTTAAAGTATTCTAACTCTATGCTTTTCATGGGAACAACTTCTGTTCGTCCCCAAGGATGAATACTTTCAACATTGCCAGTAATATTATCGGTACTTATAGTTTGTCTATCAGTTGGTTTGTTTTGGGGTAGTTTCTCCGTATTCTTTTTATGAATTGGATTCAGACCAAATACAGCAAATAGTATCAGAATAATTGGTAAAATTATTAGTAAAAGGTTTGATCCTGTCATATAATTCTTATACTTTCTATTAGGATTCATTCTTTTAATCCTTCAAATCCCTCAAATAACCATTTTTTAACTTCCATAGGATGCTTGTCAGTATGAGGCTGAGTCGCACTAATATATCCAACAGCAAAATCAATCAGTCTATTAAGCATCATTATATGATTATCCGAATTCCTATTTTTAGATTTAAGATTGTGATTATCGGCTCTTAGTTCTTGGACTTCTTTATTTAATGGTTTTATTCTAGTCTCCAATAATTCATCAATATCTTTTTGTTTGTTAGTTTCAAAGTTCTTTAGTTTAAGTTCTAAGTCTTTGTATGATGATTGGTTGGGGGAATAAACTGTTGCTGTTCCTTCTTCGTAGTGCTTAATTTTATTTTCTAATTGGTTTATAACTTTACAAAGAGATGATATATAATCATTAATATTTGAGTATTCTTTTCGTAATTCGTCAATGCTTTTATAGTTGCTCATTTAATAGTCTTTCTTAATTTTACTTAATCCGTAAAGTCCAATAATATGCCACAAAACAAAACTAGCAAATGCGGCAACAATAAACCAACTTCGACTACTCATAATAATTCCTCTCTTTTAAATTTGAAACTCTTTTAATATCTCCAATATTCGTCGGGCTAACGAAGCACCGCCGACAATTCTTCCATCAGTATAATCTTCTCCATATCCAGCAGAAGATTCATGATCCTTTTGTTTTTTGATTTTTTGATTACATAACTTGATAACTTCAAGTATTTTGTCTTTTTGAGTTTGGTTCATTGGTTAGTAGTAATCAATACCCTCAATAGGCCACTCGTCAATAAGGCTATCCATAGTCTCTTTCATAGCATCTCTGCAATTTTGTTTTACTCTTTCGTGATGTTCATTATGAAGTTTCACAATATATTCAGCAGTTTTTTGGTCGATGGCAGCATCGGGGATAATCTCGTAATCCTCAGTTTCTGTGCTTACCAAAGTTTTACCATAATGGTCAACCTCATCATTGTATGAAATAGGGTCAACTGGCACAATTCTTCTGCACCAACATTGTGGCCCGCTAAAACATTCATCAACTTTCCACGGGACTAGGAAAGATAATTCTTTTGCTTGTTCAAAGTTCATTAGTAAACCCATTCTTTCTCTAACTTATTTAGAAGCATAGCAACATTACGATTAGTATAAAAACAGTCCATATCGGAGTCGCTAATTTCAAAATATTTTTCAGGCCACACATCATATAAGGTATTCATAATAGTTTGACCATATCGTAATTGATTAGATATAGACACAGGATTATCTGTTGATTTAGATCTAGCCGCTTGGTGACTAATAAAAGTATCATCAACTTTTTTAAGGAATTCTGTGAATGTCATTTCGTCACTTTCTTATTCTGTTTAAAACAAGACGAACACCATCAAGCATAAGCTCAATTTCTCCAACATATTCGTTTTGTAGTTGATCCTTGATTTCTTCCATAACATCAGTAACAGAATGTTTATTTTTTTCCCAAACTATACAATATCCAAAAATATCATCTCTTTCTACATCATCGCCCCAACCATAAATACCAGTTAAAGAATCTGATACATCTATTTTAATATTCTCATCCCAAACTTCTATAGTGTCTAATCTATTTAGATCTACTTTTTTTCTAAAGCCTTCTATAAATTCTTTTGCTAAGACTGATACTGTTTTTGTCATAATTTTTCCCCTTGTATTATAAATCTCTTTTTCAGTCGATACAGAAAATTAGGATCATAAAACTCTACGGAAGTTGATTGTGGGAATACCCGCGATCCCAACCTTTCGGCATCAACATTGTTATTATACCAGCAGTTCATCTTTAGTCAACTGGTAAGTTTCCAACTCGTCTAAACACATAAACTTAGTCTTTCCATGTTGAATAGTCTTAGACCGATGCCAATGACCAAAAAACCACAACTTTGGTTGATGAATATTGTATAACTCCTGCAAAGCCCAACTGGTTATATTCTCATATGTTCTTTGACCCATATGTAACATTTGAGCAGCAATATCTGTTGGACAATCATGAGTTATTACAAGGTCTGGTTTTTTTAAACGATATAGTTCTCTCGCGTTCATAAAATCTTCGATTCTTACTTGCTCATTTTCCCACCAATCAATACCGATAGTACGATATTGTCGGTCAATACTATAAGCACCACGATAATAAAAGAACTCTATTCTGTTCAGACTTGTATATCCATAGTCTCCCAAAAAATGAGGATAATTATAACAAGTATTATAATTGTCATGATTACCTGGCAATATAAGATGTCTTGTAGAATCTACATTTTTCAATGTATCATACTTAAACCCAAAGTCACCAATTTGGAGAGTATATGGATGACGCTCAGTTTGTCGAACAATTTTGTGGTAACGATCATACTTGCCATGAACGTCACCAATTAATGTAATACTCATATGAAAGTTTCTAGTTTTATTTCGCCTTCTTTAACACTTAAATAGGTGCAACTCTTTTCTGTCCAACACCCACTATTAGCATACCACACAGCATGGTCTTTGTCAATGATTGGATAATGAGTATGTCCTAAACAAACACAATCAATAGTTTTGTTTATAGCATATTCCCTTGACTTTTGCATCATATGCTCATTACATCTAAGATATATTTTAGATCGCTGCTTGATAAATTGTGGCAGAAATCTTTTATCAAATCTTTGAATAGTTCTATAGAAAAAATCTGCTATCTTTGTAGTATTAGGATATTTGTAAATAAAATCATCAAACTGATCGCCATGCAAACACAAAAAGTTTTTGTTTCCACTAGAAAAAACGTATTCGTTCTTAAAATCTATACCAATTAAATGAGAGATAGTTTCAGCATCACCATCATGGTTGCCTCTGATCCAAATAATCTCTACATATTTACTCATTCGTCGCAATAAAGACAATATCTTCCAATGATTCTTCTTTAGTCTGCGAAAATCTAGATTATCAAAAAAGTCTCCGTTAATAATAAGTCTATTTGTTTTAAAAAATACTAATTCTAGAAAAGCATACAATTGTTTGCTTTCACAAACATCGCTTCCTAAATGAGTGTCGCTTATTATTATTGCATCCAGCATTTATCTATACTCATCAAGTTTCAGTGCTTGAGTAAAAACCTCAAACAACTTATCGGAATGACACTTCAATAAAATAGCAAGACCATTAAGAGCATTGGCTATTTCATCTTCACTAAGACTACGATTAGATACAGATTCACTCAAATCATTAATATGAGTAACAAAGTTATAAGTATCAGTAATTTTGCTTTCTAAATCAAATCTGTCGGCCATTGTTTTGTCCTTTCAAGTAGTCAACCATATATCGTGCAGTATCTTCAGCATTATTACCTCCAAGGTAATAGCCATACATCATATCCCATAGTTTATCAAAGTGTTTTCTATTGTTAACGTAAGACCCTTCAAAAAACTTAAAATAATCCGTATACTCTCTCTCTATATACCATGTAATACAATTCCAGAAATGAACAACTTCACTAGATACTTTGTGATTCATAGATATTTATACTCTTTCAGAATATTATACAAATTCTTCAAATCATCTTCATTTAGCCTTAATTCGTGAGGATCACTATTATTATAACTGAAAACTCTCACAAGATAAGGTTTGTTTTTTAATTTTTTATTGTGATGAATTTCAATTAGATCAAACTCTAAAATTATGGTTCGTAGTTTTGTCACAAACTTTAGGGAGTTGCCCCACCAAAATAAAAGTTTAATATGCTAACTTTAGGATTATATTTAGATGAATGAAGTAGCGAACCATCTTCTCTAACTTCTATTGAACCAGTATGAATAATATGTCCAATAGAAAAGTCATCTTTTAGCAAACGCAACTCGCTAATTTCATGCAACCAATTCCAATGATTATACTGAAACGATTCATTACCGTCAATAGATAGCGAAATCATAACAGTAGAACTTAAATGTTCATTCAGATAAAAATGTAAAATATTACTCATCAATCTACCCTAAAAGTTTGTGTTCTGGATACAATCCTACTGTAAGATCATCATTAGTATAATATTCGCCACGATTATAGGCCGGCATAGACGCTGGTGATGGTTCCATTCTTTTAATAAAATTATCGGCAAAGTTTGCACCTTCCCAAAAATCTTTAAATACTTTAACCTGTTCTACGCTATTATTTCTAACAACAGCAAAAACCCAGTTCATACAATTACTCCACTTCGCCCAAGAGCAATTTTAACGCCCATCTTCTTATTATAATTCTCCTTCTTGCTACACATAGCAAGACCACGAAAATGCTTTCCATCTGGACTGTCAATAATTACCTGAGTAGAACCACCCTTACTATCTGGATCAACAGGAGCATTTCGTTGAATATATTCATGACTACCATTTTGCCAAGCATGATAGCCGTTATAAAGACGATTATGAAGAACCCTTACCTTATAGCCATTATTACGCAGTTGTTGAACGGTCATTTTTTTTCTCCATACTTTTTAAAGTAGTGTCAAATCTATCTTGTAGTTGTTTAGTAGTAACACTAATGTTGTTGTGAATAGCAACTACATTTGATACTTTCGGCCATTGACGCTTAGTTACTTTCCACTTGAGTTTACTTTCAATATAATGTATACTCATATTTCCTACTACATCCCATACAACATCGCTATGATCTGCATCAATAACAAATGATGCCTCTTCCTCTGTGAAACGAGTCATGGTTACAACAAACTTACCCATTTGATTCTCCCTCAGTAAGATCGTTCATAAACTGTCTACTTTCCACAAGATAACTCATGATATAATTAGCAGTATTATTCACACTATCTTCACATTCGTGATGAACATGAATCATATTACGAATAGTATATTTTTCATCATCAGTTAGTCTACCAAGATCAGACTGACCATTATGATATTCATCATCAATATAATCAGCAATAGCCCTAGTATACTGTTCAAGTGACCATTTCATAATTATGATTCCTTATGTATTAGGCGTATTGCTTTTGATTTTTAAGTCTGGACAGAATACTAATATACTTTTCAGCATCCTCTCGACTATCAAATTCTGTAACAATAGTAGCCCCGTCAGTCTTGGGAAGATTAATGGGTTGACCATTTTGAGTAACAACGAACTTACCATTCTTTTCAATAACTGACAAAGTATCACTAACTTTCATCTTAGTCTCCATAAGGTTTCAAACGCTAAACAGCAGTAACAGTAATCATTATATCACGCCAAACGGTCTAGTCAATAGGTTTTTATCCGAATTGTGTCCACTTTCTTTCACTAACAATATCCTTAAACTTTTCACCAGCAGGAGTTAGTTGTACCATTCCACCTACACAGAAAATACAACCATCCTTATCGCCAGGATTATCATATCTATCACCACCTTCTTCGTCATAGTGGTCAAAATACAGAGTCAATCCTGTGTTTTTATAAAAGGTATTTTTCAGATCAACAATAAGATTTTCATAGTCTTGAAAAATATCTTCTACAATCTTATCCTCACTCAATTCAAGTCTAATAACGGGTTTAGACTTATCTTCCTCTACAGAAGTATATAGTTCGTCTTTAAGATTGTCAGGATCGTCCCAACTCAACCACTGACCAATAGTTCCCCAGCCAATATCATTAAAATACTTTGCTTTTTCAATAGACTTGATTTCTTCAGGACAAATCTTTTTCAGATCATTATATTCGATAACAAAACTTCCAACAGCAAAACTACCCATTCCCATGATTATTTCTCCAAGTTAATTTATTAAGTGGTAAGTTCTTTAAGATATTCGTCAATATCGGTCTGAAATTCACTATCAACACCCAAAACCATAGCAGCATGATAAAGAATATGATCGCGTGGATCATTACCGTCCACAATATATTCTTCGTATGAAGTATGTTCGCAATCGCTGTCCATAATATATCTGGCACATTCTTCAGCGGCAGACTTATAATCAACTGGTGACATAAACATTCTCCAAAAGGGTGAGGTTGTTAGTAAAGATTATACCACGTTTGCCACTAATGTCAAGAGGCTGGTCAAATTTCTTGACAGAGCAAACTACCCATCCGTATTTCGGCTTATCATTCCAACTATAAAACGGATCATTTTGTGATACCAGATGCCTATTATGGTCATTAATCCAATCAGTCTTAGTTGGATATTTAAAACTATGACTAAAGGTAATAGTACCAATAACTCTGGCCTTAAATTTTCCAAGTTTGCCAGGAGTTTCCACCAGATATAATTCAACGCCTTCATACTTTAATGGTAAGTGATATGAACGTGTCTCTACGCTTTTCAGCCCATTAATTAAAAGACTTGACCACGGGGCTTGAATGTTTAAACCAGTCATTTAATCCTCTGTAGTATCATCAATATACCAATCATATTCACCATCCCTAGCAAATCCTTCCAAATCCTCACTAAGACTATCAATAGCAAAAGTAGCATCCTCACTATTAGAATCTTTAATTTCTGGAAAATCAAATACTACATGAATTTTCATTGTGTTACCTCAATATGCCACTTATTACCATGAAGTTCAGCAACAACACCCATTTTTAGTTTAACAAGTTCGGCCACAATAGCCGCCAACTTTTCAGTCTCATTAAGATAAAGATAGATCATTTACAATCCTCCTTATATCCATTATTAAAACTCTGAAAAAGACCATCGACATCTTCGATAGAATATGGTCTATGATTAGGCAACCCAAATGCGTCAGTATTTTTCATGCTCAAAACAAGATTTTCCAAAGCATCAAGGATAATTTCCATATCATGCTTTTCAATGTAATAATTCATATTAACTCTCATTAGCCCTTTATACGAGTATACCATAGTTCGTTTCCTCTGTTGTGCTACCAGTATACACTACTTATCGGCAGTTGTCAACTGCTACTTGACCCATTCATCGAATCCATAACTCATAGCGTCCTCAATATTGCTCTCAGGATGTTGTTTCATATATTTTAGAGCAAAAAGAACAACTTCTGGTACAAGACCATATTTATGAGCATCTCTAATAAAAACACTAACAATATCAAGTTCAGTATTAATATCTCTCATTTTTAGCCTTTTCTTCAAAATCTAAAAACTTAGGACTCATTAATTATTCTCCATCTTGAGGAACTATCTTATAATCATCAACCACACACTTCTGCAAAAGATTAACAGCAGTTTCCAATAAGGAATTGGTTGTTTTCAAATCATCAGCAAGAGTATGTTCTATTTTATTAGCATTAAATGCTAACATAAAAAGTCTTTCTTCATAATCAAGCAAGAATTCTTGGACATTTTTTCTGAGATTGTCGTTCATTATTTATCTCTCTAGTTGATTAACAACTTATCACTAATATTTCGATATTCTTCCATCATCTTTTCTCTTGTTTCATAAGATGCAAGAAGTTGGTTTCCTCTTTTGAGATCAAATCTAATATGATATAATTTGTTTCCAGAAAAACTGTGGCAAGTTATACCATCAATATTTTTAGTTTTAAGGATGAAACATCCGCCCATAGCACTAATTTCAATATACTTCATTGTTCATTCTCTCTATACAATGGATAGTCTTGTTCATTCTTTAGTAGTTTTTCGGCCAATCCTAGAATCTCTCTTTCGCTCCACCCACTAAAATAGCCCCTCATATAAATTTGGGTCAATTCATTACGAGGAGTATTCTCATAATATTTCTGCACAGATTCTATCCAAGTTTTTGTGGCTTGTTGTAGGAGATTCATTTGTTATACTCAACTATCCTATCTATAAATTTTAGACATTGCATAAATGCAATAAAATAAAGAAGATAATATTCCCAACGAGGTATAGTTATCATTAGTTATTCTCCAAAGTATTATTCACTTCAAGTACCTCGTTACTATATTGATAGTGAATATTTGTCCAAAACTCGCCCTGTTCAATAATTAGTTCATAATTATAAAACTTACCTTCGTGAAACATAGGAACAACAGAGGGTATTCTACCATCCTTAGCAGTTAAACTATTTCCACACAACGGGCCACCGACTAAGGAGATTATTGTGTTGTACTCTTTATCCATTAATATTCCTCCAACCATTCATAGAAAACCTTATTAGCCTCAAGATAACTATCGAAGTAAGCCACTTTCTTAAACTTGAAAGGCCCAATCATTCTTAGAATAAGTCGCCCATCAATCATCTCATTACCTTGAGTTTTACCATATTTGCGGGTATGAGGCCCAATAACATCTGATTCTTTTGATTTCTTGCCCATTACATCCCTATTTACCATAATTAAAGAATTGATTATTAGAAACTAGGGGCTTAATTTGTCTAAGACGATTGAAAATAATGGTCAAATTCTTTGCTTCTGGCACAATTTTCTCATGCAGAGTATCACCAACAACCCTTTTAAGGAGGGCGATTTCTTTATCGGTCAACAATACATTCCTATACATTTTTCACTATACCTATTAAGAAAAATACCATTACCACACTGAGCCAGTATACCATAGAACCATACGGTTGTCAATAGGGTTTATCGGCCATTTCCCTAAGTGACCTTTAATCTTAATTTTACCACGGCCAAAAGCAATAAGTAAAAATTGTTCACTTTTTTGACAATTTAGATAGATATCCTGTTAATAACCTATGGTGCAGGATGAAAGTTAAAATTTTGAGTGGTGAAAATGGGGGTTTTATATGTGCTATGATAGTATTTCTCAACTAAAAATCTAGCAGAAGCCATAGAAACTAGGGTCACAGCACCTACTATCACCATTCCATGAATAAAAGGGATGTGAAAATCGTATTTGTTCATTTTTCATTTCTAACTATAAAAATTGTGCTTATTGTGCAGAAAATAAATATTCCAACTAATACTGTCCAACATATAATTTCAGACTTAGCCACAAAACCACCTATAGATTCTTTGCCATAGTGTTTCTGGTGGTCTAATGTATTTTGGAATTAAGAATGAATTTCCTTTTACTAATCCAGTCTTCTTAGGAGTTCTTTTTGTTACTCTCTTTTTCTGCTTAACTTTTTTCTTGGCCATAATTTTTCACTGACTATGAGCAACTGGGGCAAACTTGATATATTAAGTGAGACAGAATTATTCCTTGTATTCTAACTTTGGAATTAAACTATCTCCACTATGATTAGTAATTTGTTTAATAGATATTACAAGTACTATTTCCTTATTATCTACATTACTATTTTTACTTATTAGTTTCTGAATATCTTGTAGTATCTTGTTGCCATCAATATTTTTATCTAATTTATAACAGATCATAATATCTCGCTGACTGTTTCCATACATTCCGAATATGGTGGTTTAGAAAAAACAAATCGGAAGAAGTAGGATTCGAACCCACGGAGGTTATTAAGCCTCTTCTGATTAGTAATCAGATGCAATAGACCACTCTGCCATTCTTCCTATCCTAAAAATTAGGAATTAAATATCACTGAGAATGACGAGCATTATAACGTGCCACTCGCCTGGCTTTAGAATTATGAGCAACCTTGTTGACAACTCTAAAAGGAGCCGTTACAATCGCACCAGTGGTTCGTACAACACTAGTTCCAAGGGATCGAACTGGAGTGGTCGAACAAGTACCAGTCAAACAATCACCAAAACTAACAGACGATACAGTAACAACGAGCATTAGAGCCATAATAAAATTCTTCATAAATAATCTCCTAGGTTAAAAAATAAAATCATCCTTGACAAATCATCCAACTGCCAAAATAGGACTCGAACCTATAACCGGTCGGTTAACAGCCGACTGCTCTACCATTGAGCTATTTGGCAACTTCATCCAAGTACATTGAATAATAAACTATTCCAAATAGGATGACAATAAGTATCATTCTTTACTATTCATCAATCCACTAAGAATACCATAACCAATAGCATACCAAACAACATACGGCAAAAAGATTTCAACTTGAATAAATCACCTTTTGTTCCAGAGTAAATGGACGGAGTGCCACAGTATTATACTTTATCGACGGAGTTGACGCAACTCCTTGAAACTAAACAACTTACAAACAAAACCAGCATCGGCCACTTTTTATTATCACTTGACAGGTATAGTAATCTGAACTATGTATTATGCAGGTGGGTGGGTATAATATATATACTACTACATCATATCTTTTCTAACCATGACCCATAAGAATTTTACTGCCACACACCTTGACCTCTATTGTCCAGTTACTATGATAGTATGTATGGCAAACTTCCACAGAGTAAAGGTGAATTATGGATAAAGATTTATTAGCAGTTATCGGAAAATTATATTTAGAGAATGTTAACCTGTATAATACAGTAGACTATTTACAAAAACAGCTTAAACAATTAACAGAGACAGAAAAGTCTATAGGACCAGTAGAAACTGAGTGACTATAAATAATACATTATGATTATATGACCTTTCACTCTGTATAATAGACTCCTATTTTTCGCTGACTATCGCCACGACTGCAAACCTGCAGGATAAGGTGGTACAAAATTAATGTAATAAATATTATAAATGTGCAAGATATACAATCATTCAAATATTATAACAAATCATTTTTGTCATAAGTCCTTGCAGGATCAGCACTTACATCCATTGTATCGTCAAAGCAGGGTTGGGTCCATCAGCACATACAAGATTCTTTGACAGAGTTTCCGCAAACCCTTGTGGATATTATACTTACGACAAATTGGCGGGCCGGGATCACCGTAAATCATTGCTGGAGCAACAACTTACGGCGACCACCGGTTTCCACCACGAAGAATCAGACGGCGTTCGCAAACTCCATAGCCTTTTCCAAGGCTTTAATATTATCATTACCATTTTGACCAAACCACAAAGAGTCGAGGCGATTATCCTCTGTGCGACCCTTATTATAGTTCAGGTATTCGTTATACCCATTATAAGCAGCCCACCAAGTACCACGAACATTTGTGGCCGATTGCTTCGGGCCTTCAACGAGAGCCAGAATCTCGTCCATGATATTACGAGTACGAGTCTTGATATCAGCATCAATAGTACCCTCAATACCAAGCATAACCTTAACATACCGATTAATATCAGCCTGCTTAAAGTTCTTACTAGCAAGGAATCGAAACTGCTCCGCAGTAGCCTCAAACTGAACATTAATATTATCCATAATATCTCTAACCTGTTCCAGATTATTCTTGCTGGAACGAGTATGACGAATACGAATCAGTTTGCTATTGGTGTTATTGTGAGCCATAGCAAGCGTATTCACACAGACCACCCGAATGGGGGTGTAGCCCACTCTGATAGCAGTAGTACCGTCGTGCGAGTTACTAAGCAAAATAAACTTGCAAACCTCGTCGCCACGAACAATCTCGCTATTGTCGCGGTTGAGTTGAGCAAGAACCCAAACCTTTTGACCACTGTGGAGCGAACCAGCAGTATGGATACCACACTCACCAGCATCAAGAAAAGGCTGGAACCAATCGAAAGCATCCTTGTTCTGGAGCGGCGTATAACGCGGCCCAACAACGCCAAGAATACTACCATCGGTCTTACGATATGTGGCACGATGAGAAACGGGAACACCGTCAACCGTCTGAAGATCCTTCAGTCCAACTTCCCAATCCAGACCAGCAGACACAATAGCGTCTTCGACGCCAATATCGGCATCGACCTTATTTCCAAGACCGTGCCAAGGGGTAGCACCAACAAACATCATTTGCTCAACAACAGCAGGCATATCTAACTCCTTCGTGTGGGTTTATCGTTCTCTGATGCACTGATTATACAGTATGTTATCGGCGTGTCAACAGGCAAACTTGTGAAAAAATTTACTTTCCGCAAGTGCTTGGTAGATAAGGGGTTACGCTAACCCGGCCCGCCAGCCCATCCTAAGTCTTTTATGGACAAGGATTTAGGAGAGGCATACCAAAATCACGCTCAAACAGTTTAGAGGTTTTTGAAGTATATGCACATTCTTCTGGCATATAACAGTAAAGTCCAATACATTTTGACTTTGGACATTCTTCATGAACAGTATTTTTAATATACTTAACTGTTTCTCCAGAGCAAATAAGATCATCAATAATAACATATCTAAAAGGAGTTACTCCTTCCATAGAAAATGTACTATATGATTGTCCTTGTTTACGAATAATAACAATATGCTTGTTAAGAATCTCAGCGATTTGTGGGACAACCATTAGACCGCTTACTCCACAGCAAGCGATAGAATCAAACTCTTTAGTAATCTTCCTCAAATCACAAACCGCTTTTATAATAGCCTTATTACGAACTTTATGATTTAATACTTTGCAAGTATGACTAGCCCCTTGAATAACTTTGCCATCAGGCATTCTTCTAAAGTCGTCCAGTTCTTGATGTAGAGTATTCATAAAATATACTATATATTTAGAGTAACTTATTCGTCAATCAACTCATCTGTGATATTATGATAATAGTTTTCCCACTCATTATGTTCTACTGCTTCAGAATCATCATAATCCCATTGATCATCATATGTATACAGATCTTCACTATCATCTGCGATTGAACGATAATCATCATAATCATAATAACTAGACATAACGCTCTCCTTTGGGACTATTATACACTAAACCAAACAACAAACAATGGGCCCTGTGGGACTCGAACCCACAACCTAAGAGTTAAAAGCTCCTTGCTCTGCCAGTTGAGCTAAAGGCCCGCTGTGGTGGATTATACAGGATACCACACCTGTTGTCAAGCGTCAGCCTCCGAGTTCCGGGGCTAGGATTCGAACCCAGACAAAGAGAACCAAAATCTCTAGTGCTACCGTTACACTACCCCGGAATGTTATATATCATACTCGTCACGCCACCGCTTGTCAACGGACTTGCGAGTACGCTGGCGTTTGGGCCTGTTGTCGAACGCCGTAAACTTGTGTTCCTGGTGACCTTGACGCATTTCCCAAGGCATAACTTTCTTGATTTTGATCACGTTGCGGCGTGGACGCATATCGTCGTTGTTGTGGAGGGTAATCATACCATATACCATTTTCGTGTTGATAGTAAACTTTATCAGAGTTAGGATCGTAAGCCATTAAACAGTATTGAACTGGATAGTTAGTTTTTACACTATCTTCCTGCTTTGTCAAGGGTTGTAGACTACCACTAGCATAATCTTTATAACCATTATAAGCAAAACCCAAAAGAGCCAAAACAACCGTCACCCACTGTACCATAATGTGATCTCCTTACCACAAGTATCGGCACCTCACCCCAAAAACTTTAGTAGCCCCAAGAGGAATCGAACCTCTATCAGATGCTTAGAAGGCATCTGTTCTATCCATTGAACTATGGGGCCAAACAACCGCCAGACTCGCAGATTATTCTACGAGCCTGACGGCTATTGGTCAAGCCTCAACGAGTTCCTTCTTGGCCTTCTTGGGATTGGCAGCATCCCCTGCCTGTTCGGCAGTCACACCCGTAACACGAGCACGCCACACCTTATAGCCCTGCTCACTGAAAGCCTTGACCTCACCGGGCTTGACACTGGCGTGAACATCTTCCGGCAGCGTCTCAGACAGACACGCACGAATAGACTCAGCAACACCCTCACGGTCAAGTTCACCGGCAACAACATCAACAATAAAAGCAAACTTCTGCATGATAGAAACCTCCAAAAAATGTAATCGAACCAAGTAAAGTAATCATACCAAACGATTATCACTTGTCAAGGGCTAGGTCGAACTTTTACTGTTGCGATCAACCAGCGTCTTGTCGTGTGATGCTATCATTATACCTTAGTTATCGGCACTGTCAACCACGTTCATGAATATTTTTTTTGAGTTGCTCTAACTCCTTATGCTATCAGGGTTTACGTTAACGCGGCCCGCCAACCTTGCGGTCATGAGAGAAAACCCTCACAACCCTTATCCACAAGGTCACGCAGCAGATTCTCAGCCGCTTCGGGAGTGCCGAGAGTTACGCTGTTCTTCGTGCCTGGAGTTGCAGGAACGAACGTGTCGTACTTCCAGCCACCAACCAGAACGTCGCTCCAATCCTTGGCTTCCTTCAAGCCCCATCCGGTGTGATTTCGGATAGCCTTGATGCAGTAGATACGATTATCCAGAGTCATACCACCAGTGATAGTAACGGTCTTGTTCCTATTCACCTTAAGAGCATCCTCAAAGGCGATGCAAACCTTGTCATAGATCGTGTCATAGGACTCAATCTTAGAAAGAATCCACATAGCCTCACGAACAGTCAGAGAAATATTAATCATAATCAAATCCTTTCTTCCAAAATGTAGACTTGTTTACCACTAGTAATCAGTGTAGAATATTCGCTTTCGTCCCATATGAACTCATTGCTATCACTCTCACGACGCCAATGTGGATCACGAAGTGGATTATAAAACACACGCTCAAGATTGTCAATAGGTAGACTAGGATAAAAATCCTTGCGAAGCATAACTTCCTCACACCTTACCCATCCACTCACATCATGCACACCAGCCTCAAATACTTGCTTAGCCTTATTTGGTCGATTGCGAAGTTTACAACCCCTCATTTCCAACTGATATTCTTTGGGATCATAATAATATACATCAACAGTCTTACTACCCTGTTTAACTTTCACTTGCCAGTGCATATAATGAGCCCCATTGCTCAAATGAAATCGAACTTCGCCGTATGTTGGTTTCTGTTTCATGTTCATACTATACCTTATCGTCATCCTGTTGTCAATACTTTAAAATACCCATACTGGTCTAACGTCCAGTAGCGTTTTAGACTTCCACCGCTTATAGGGTATTCTCGCTGACTATCGCCACCCACGTCAAATCCGTAGGATTAGGAAAAACAAGGTCGGCTTCCGCCATACTCGACCAACATTTCAGATAGCCTCTTTTGATATCATTGTGGCTATCCCCGTCCCTTGTCTCCCTAGTATATCTCTATTA